TTACCTATCATTAAACATTTATTAACAAAAATAATTTCCCGAAATAGTTGTTATTTCGGTTTTTATTCTTACCTTTGCAATGTGATTAAGAAAAAACGATTAACGAACAATTTAAAAATACATGCTATGATCGAAACATTAATATTATTAGGTTGCTTGTGCCTATCCATACGAGTGACTGACTATGTAGAAAAACAGAAACAAAACAACAACAACAACAATAATTAAAACGTAACACAAGGGAAATATACAATATAACATTATGGTTGCAAAATTGTATAATCAAAAAAGCAAACAAGGGTGTACAACCACAATTAGAATGCCTTGCCAATTGTAGCACAATGAAAATGATAATCAGAGAGGCCGCCAAACTGTTATACAAGTACGACGGAATAACACCCACCAGACAAGAAAAACAGGAAGCCGCCCGGGAGCATGCTAAATATATCCTTGACAGTGTGCAATGTTGTATTCAAAAATCAATGTTAATAAAAATAAAAACATTATGATACAAGTAACAGTAAAACAGGTAGCCAATATATTTGTAAATCGGCTTCAAAAACAATCAAAGATATAGCATATAAGCATATAAGCTACTATTTCATATGTAGATACAGGAATCACCGTTTTTTAAACAATTCTATCACGGTCCGAACGGAATACAAACAGGATCGGAACGGTACAAGGAAATAGAAGCCCTAGAAAAACCTATCCGGAATACACCGATACACGAATTACTAGAGCTAACAATCACGGAAACACCCCTAGACGGTCGTACCAGGTACGCAAAACAGTTACCCGTATATAATGTTGGTGTATTGGCGGAACTCACCTATTAATCAATCAAAAAACAAAAACAATATAATTATAATACAGCTTTTATTGAGGCAATTAAAAGCCGTTACAATGATTTATAAAAACTATCTGATAACAGGTACAAGGAATTAGCAAACATAAGCACCTTGTACCTGTTATTTTTGTGCAAAAATCATGTCTACAATACCGTATAGGGCACATTTTGGACGAATTTACCGAAATAACACTATTTCGGTTTTTAATGAAAAACCATGTCAAAAATAAAAACAGAACAAAGGCAACGAAACCAACAAAAACCAATATAGGAAAATAATATCATTTACATATAGTATAACCATAGGGATATATACACCTATACACCAGTAGGCACATACATACAACCGGAAACACAACGAAAAACAACCGTATAACCACAAAAATACAGGATAATGTACTATATTACGGTAAATCAGTAGAACGGATAACCAGGAAAACAAGAAATAACAGAATAACGTTCTTCCTGAATGAATTGAAACATTGAAACCTTTTAAACAGGTTTTTAGATAGGTTTTAAGGTTGTTTTTGTAGGTTTTAGATAGGTTTTGCAGGTTTTAGATAGGTTTTGCAGGTTTTAGAATGAGTTTTTGTTGTTTTTTGCCTAGCCTGGAAGCCATCGAGAGAGCCCAAATATCTAATTACCCCCCCTGTCTTATTAACCCTACCTACGACACATATATGCATCACACCAGGCAATCACCTTAATTGCGCATATAATCTAGCTAGTTACTAGCGTTTGATTTTTCATGTATTGGAATCGTACTAATATACACATACATTCTTTCATGCTGCAATACATTCGTATATGCAGCATATAACGGTGTATCCACACCTTACAAAAACAATGATTTGTCCTATATTATTACTATCAATGCTTCGATTTGCATATAAGGGCGGACGCAACGATTTTTTGGCTTAATCGTTTGAATATCAGACACATAACAAAAACACCCCTGTTTTTGACCCTGTTATAATAATTTACTATATCATAGTTGGGAAAGCATACACCCATTACAGGACACGCAAAAACCGCATTCCCGATAGGGCGACACACATAGGTACGGGCCGTTTTAACGGTGTTACCGGAACGACGTTGTAATAGATGGGAAACAGTAGGGGAAATAACAGATCTTCGTATGTAGGGACTTAAAATAGGGTAATATGCGGGTGTGATGCCTGGAGAGGCAAAACACTATGAAACGAGGAAGTTGGGTGTCGTGCTTAGCAAACCTCACTCTCCCTTCCTATATTTCCCGAAATACCTTTTCCTATCCCGAAATTTTTTGGAAAATCAAAAACGGCCGTTTACCCCTGGCAGCATTCTCTCCCCCTTCCGGGCTGAAAATTTTTCAAAATTTCAAAAACCGCATTTTACCCCATGGGTGACGCACGCTCTCCCCCACCGGAACCCCTCAATCCACCCTCCTATTCCTGAAATTTTCCGGGAAATGAAACGGGCGATATACCCCACGGGTGCCTGCATATATGGGATGGATGTCCTATATTTGCGGTAGTCATATTTTCTTTCAGTAGTTATTTTGGTACTATTATTTTTGATTTCCGTATCATAGGGTGGGTGTAATGCTCACCCTATTCCCTTTTGCCACAATCATTGTTCCCATGATAGCGTGGACGTGTTTTTCATAAAAATAACCGAAATGGCATTATTTCGGTTATACATACAAAAACAATGCAGGATCATATCATCACGACATATCCTGCATCCAAATCTAAACTATAAAAAGAATCATTTATTATGGAGAATTATTACAAGTTGCCTGTTACTGTTTGGAAATGGTAACGTACCGTCCGTTACGGACACCGTTACCTGGTTTTGCATAGGTTTTCGGTAAAAACATTAATGGACAAAAACATATCCTGTTGCCCCCTCCCTATATCACTTTTCCTAATCATTCACCACTTTCTGTTTTTTGCAATTTATTCCCTCCTGTCTATTATACAGGTATTGTTGTAGGGTGCATCGAACACGACATTGTCGTCCGTTATTTGTGATGCCATTTGATCGTAGGGGATGTTTCTTCCCGTCTTCCATATCCGCACCCGTCTGTTATTACGGCTGGTGAATCCCATGACATATTTTGATTCATTGTTCGATACGAACTCTATCGGCTGTTCGTTGATATTGTCCGTCATGAATATGCGGAACCTGTCGTTCCTTATTATGATCGTTACCATTATGCCCCCTTTTGTTTTCAGTTTGGTTTCCGGTTGTCGTTGTTGAATATCATGGGCATTTCGACATTGTTCTCCATGGATTCCTCCTTCCCGTTCCCGGGTATGATGCCCGTTTCCTGTCTTGCCATCTCCACACACCTGTCGGATATCATGTCTATGACGGTATCGGTAAGGATGTGGAGGAGTTCGTTGAGTCTTGTGGGTTGCCTGCCGTTGCCAAGTCCTATCCGGTCCATCACTTCGGTCATTGCAAGTGCCATGGCACCCGTTATCTCATATCTTGACACTCCCCCATCCTCTGATACGTACAGGTTTTCATCACCTATATAGATGGGTGATTTTCTGGTCAGTACCATCAGCATGGATGCGGTGAACGCGTCCGCCATCGCGAACATCCTTTCTTTTCCGGTTTTCAGCTTTTTCATATCTTCTGTATTTTGGTTGCTTCTATTCTTATGATGTTATCTTCGAGTGCCATGTTTTCCGTTACGGTTACTGCCGAACCTGTCATGGACATGATTATCCTGATATCCATCTCCCTTGCGGGTTCCTCCTTCCCCTGGTTGAACATGGATATCCTTCTTGAATAGGCTTCGTTCAGCCTGTCATGGGTGTTGCGGTTCATGAGGACGCGGAACTTGAATTTCCTTCCTTCTTCCCTCCCTATCCGTGCGACAAACTCGTTGATGTGATTGTCTATTCCGAACGGATCATCGTCCGTTATCCTGTGGTAGACGAACCACACCGTGTCCTGTACTATACGGGTGTTCACCTCCGTACATATCTTTCCGAACTCATTCATCTTGCAGGTTCCTCCCTATCTTTACGAACTGCCATGTGGCGTGTATGAATACCGTAAGGGCGGTTATGAGTGACCATGACGATCCCGTTCCTCCCATGATGACGATGTTCGCAAGCGAAAGGATGAAGTAGAAGGCCCTTAGTATGTCCTTCGTTGTCAGCCTTTCCATCTCGAAAAATTCGAGAACCATCCTTGTTGTTTCCTTTATTGTTTTCATATAATCATTCGGTTTTTAGGTTTTAAACGGGTGCCACCCATACGGTCCACACCCGTACACAATCCGTTTCCGTAAATATTGCGGTTCCTGATAATTATCACTTTTTATGTTTTTATGTTTATAAAATGATTCATTCGGAATCGGACCGCGCGTTCTCATTTCTCTATTCCTTTTCCATAGGCACCAAATAGTTTTAATAGTTTGTCCTTACTGTTATCGCTTGTAAGGGTTGCAGTTCCGCGTTTTTTCGCTTTCTGCTCCCATACTTTCACATATCCCGGTCTTATCCTTCTTCTGTTTCCCATATCTGTCATTCATTTTCGTAAAAACCGTTCCTTATGTCGTCCACCACTTTGAGGAATCCGTCTATCTCTTCCCGTGAGGGGATGGATATTTCCTCCAGATCACACAGGTAATACGCTCCCGATACGTCCCTGACGGTCACCGTACCTGTCTTGTCACCCGTATCCCACTCCATGTACCGTGTGCTTCTAAGACCCTCTATCGTTCCGAAGCCCTGGTCAAACCTTACCGTCTGACCGATTCTTAGTTCACGTATGTCAATCATGCCTTCTCAACCTTATGTGCGACACCTTCCAGATATACAGGCTTCCCGTCTATCTTGGCCGTAGCCGTAAAGAAATAGGAGTTGTTGCCCGTACTTGTGACGGATACCTTGTCACAGTTTCCTTTTTCTACCATTCCTGCCATGTCGGGATAGTCTTCCGGGAACACTATCCATAACGGTTCCCCTATCCAGTCACATATCCGTCTTTTCGTTTCTTCCGTTGTGGAAGCACCGTTCGATATCTGGCTCATTCTTGTTTCGGAAAGCTGCAACGCTTCCGCCATGTCCTTTGCCTTCAATCCACGATCTCTTAATAGCTGTTTTATCTTATTCATTTTTAAATATCATTTAAATTTTCGGCAGCAAAGTTACAATTATCATTTGAATAGTCAAAATTTTCTTTCATGTTTTCACCCACATCAGGAGTTTCATACGGTTCAAATATGATGGATAACAATACGAATGATGCCACCAGTATGAACAATGTGGCCAGGAAACGTTTCATTCCCTGTCCTCCTTTAACAGGGACAATATCTGCGATGCGTAATCGGCAATGGAACTGATGTCCTTTGTCCTTCCTATCTTGCGTTTCGCCCTTAGAACACTCATCACATCCGCATAACGTGTTCCGTCAATGGACAGCATGTAGTCTTTGTAACTGAACCTGTTTACTGCCCACACGTCAAATATGACACCATGGAAGCTGAACCTGTAATGGCACTCCGTCGTGGGATACCTGCTTGCATCACTGTTGCCGTAATAGGTTTCGTTAAGCATGGACAGCGTTTCCATTATGTTCCCGTCACCCTCTCCGATTTCAATCTCCATGTCAATGTCATTGGGAGTGCACCCGAATCCGTGATGATAGAGAGCAAGACTTCCTCCTATTATGAAATTGGATGATATCTTCTGCTTGAATTTCTCCAACGCTTCATCCATTTGCGCTATCGTTATTCTTGTTTCCATTATTATTTAAATTTTATTTCAACTTTCATGTTGCAAATTTAATTGGTTACTTTAATTATCCAAAAATAATTTCATGTTTTAACATTAAATTAACATACAGATAACATTTTATTTAAATAATGTAGGAGTGAAATTTAAATTGCCTACCTTTGCGATGATATAAATTCAGTATTCACCAAAAATTTAAGCACATGAATAAGCAGATAACGGAAAGGAACAAAGTGACCGCAAATTTCAATCGGAACGGAGAACTTGATGAAATTACCGTAACGGATGAAAAAGGCACTCTTACCATTAAAGAAAAGAAAAACAGACATGAATTAAAGAACAACGGCCTTGACAAGTCCGTTGACGTGGGATATGGCATGAACGTGGATATAATGAAGTAGGATTATGGGAAGGATGGCTGACAAATTCCGTCTTGTGTACGGACAGAAGTTGGAGACCTCCTATTCCAACTTCAAGAATTTCACGATAGAATGTTTTCGGGTGTTCCCGTCAACCGACATAAACATGTTCAACCTTGATATACCGCACAAGGATTTCAAGAAGGAACCGGGAACATATTGCAGGCTTACGGGAGGAAGCAGGTACATCATGGACGATTCCCTATTCCGTGAACACGGATATGAACCGTTTTTAAAGGCCGCCAGGGGAAACGTACTTATTGTGGGGTTAGGGTTAGGGATGGCACTGGAAAGTGTCCTAAAGGAGCCGGAAGTGGCTTCCGTGACCGTCCTGGAGGAAGAACGTAACCTTATCAAACTCATGGGACCCTATTTTGAGGATTCTGCCGTCCCATTAAGGATGATTAAGGGAAGCCTGTTCGGTGACTTTACGAAACTCATGCCGCAACAGGGGAGATTCTTCGATACGGTATTGATAGACATATTCCCCAATATAGAGAACACCAACGAAAGACGTGCCATGATAGAAGTTGCAAGAAGCAGGCTGTTACCCCTGATGAAGCCTGTAAGGTTCAACAAGACGGAAAGGGCGATATTCGTATGGGGAGAACCTTACATGAAATACTTTCCAAGAGGAAAAGGGCCGGATTACAGGATGTAGGAGAAAAAGAAATGGTAAGGGGGAAATTACCGAAAGCCCCTTACCATTCTCGATCAATCCAGATCCTCTAATAACTAATAAGTTTAACTAACTGAAAAAATGGCTGACGTTCTGTTTCACAACACACCGAGTATCAAAATGCCTTCAACTCCCTCAAAAAGAAGAGTGCTTAAAATGCTTATGTTACAAAACCCAAATTTTTAAGTGCAGGAGCAAATATAGGGATTAAATTTCAATCTCTGAAACTTCTCCCTATAAATTTTATCCATCCGAAAGGTTTTCTTTTCAAATGTGGAGCGATGTTGTTCTTGTCGGGTTCCCATGAACCGTCCGTGAACTCAAAATAACGTGCTTCACGCTCGAATGACAGCATACGGTATGCGGTATGCAGTATCTCCCTTGATCCTTTCTTACAAAGCAAATAAACAAGGTTTCCCACATAGTTCAGCCCGTATAGAATATAGAATGACACAACGGATATTGCACAACCGTATATCATGGTATCGAATCCCAGTCCGAGAATAAACATTATGAATGAAATCAGGAAGCCTGTATACATACATTCCTGCCATTGCAGGGAATGACAATGCTCGTGTGCGAAGAATGATTGCCTGTAATACTGTGCACTCTTTTTGCACAGCAACCAGAAGAACAGAAGTATCGCAGAGTTGAACGGAATAATGACCTTTGCGATTTTTGAATTGAATATGACTTTCATAATAGGATGTATTTTAATAAAATCTATCTGGTACAAATATAGGAAAATAATCGTGAAAATGTGCCCTACAATACCCCAGAACGTAGAATTGTAAAAGTTAGCATAATATAGGAATAAATCCTATAAGCTGTAATTGTTCTATTTCATATAAATATTCAATAGGAACAATTATCCACTTTTAAAAAAGTGGAGTAAAACAAGAAGGGGATGGCACAACACTCATTTTCATTCGTTTTGAATGTGCCATCCCGTGCGACTTTGTTGTTTTGATGATAGTAGGAATAAATGATTGATTCCCTCCTATTGAAAAATAAATATTGTGAACTGATATTTTCGTGCGTGCGATAACTTGCTGTGTTATATTCCTATTTAAGTGGTGTTTTGCTAAAAAGTGTTTTAATTTTTGGCGTTATGGTAGGAATACGAAATAAACTTATTATCTTTGCAATAGATAAAACAAGTGATTGTTTTTATTGAATTTCTGTATTGTCTGTACGATATTAGAAATTGTTTACCATATTAAAAAATTTTTCTACCAAAAGAGAGAAGGAGTTCTCTCTTTTTTTGTTGTATATGGTTTTATTTATATTTTTGTGATATGGAAAAATAATAAAAAATATGATAAACAATTTGATAACATACATAAAAACAGAAGTTCACTACTTGCTAGTAAAGCAAGCGGAGAAAAACAAAGATCGAGTTTTATACATTTCGGGAGAACAACATATAGTTGATTATCTAAAGGAAAATCTTCATGTTTCCGACAGGACCGCAACCGAAGCGGTCAAACAACTTCTTGCAGACAATTACATCTACTTTAACAAGAACAACAAGGAAATTCTTCATGTCCTGGATTTCATGGAAGAGGATTTGATATACAGTCCACGTCCGCAATATATCCTTGACACCAATCTTCTTTCAGACAAAAGTCTTCATGTAACCCTGAAAGACTGGAATATATGGAGTTACTGCATGAATTTTTCAAAGTACAACAAGGCAATGTTCATGTCCTATTCAAAAATAGCCAAATCAATAGGTGCTGCCAATATAACCAGTAATTCCGTAAAATATTCGCTTGACAAACTTTCCAGGATAATGGGTTATAAGATTGTTACAGAGCCTTCCAAGAAATGCGGAAAGGTTATGGATTATTGGTTTGACAAGAATGGGGATGTGAAAATGCACGGTTTTCTTTTGGAAAAGCGTATTCCTACCAAAGATGAGTTGAGAGAAAGAATAGATGAACTCCTGACACAGGACGGATTCAAGACAATTGCTGAATGTAAAAAAATTGATTTGAATAATCCTCTGTACAAAAACAGACAAAACAAACTTAAAAAGAGAAAGGTCCGTAGATTAAAATTCCTCTCCTATTCGGGATATGCCAAAGTAAAGCAGATGCAGGCAAAGGAAAAGAAAAACCGTAAGAAAATAAATTGGAGAACGACTTTGCGTCAATATGTACGTTTGGCATTTGAAAACGTTGAGGAACTGAAAAGACGGATGAATTTTCTTGGTGAACGTATTCCTGAAATGCTTCTTGCAAAGAAGAAAAGGTCAAAGTTTAAATTCGGAAAAACTGTTTTTGATGTACAGGAAGATGCAAGAGAAGCCGGATGGAAGGGTTACATGAAAGAAAACAAGATAAGATGGGGTGACGTGAAATGGGTTTTCGGTGCACCACCGCTTGAACGGGAATTGTATGGTTTTGAATATGATTCGGGCCTGCATGTAAATGAGGATGGAAACATTATCTAGCTATGAGGACACGAAAATCAGTCAATGACGCGTATGACATATTCGGGAATCCGACACTGATGGACCGACATCATGACATTCACTCCTACCTTATTCCCGATGAGGAAAGAAAGTGGTGGCGATGGTTCCACGTCAGAAACAGGGGTTATTCCATTTTCGTTCATTTATGGAAAAACAGCAAGGACGGCATTTGCAAGACTGTTTCCTATACGGAACTGCAACAGGAATTTTCTCTTGCAAGAAGCAGGGTTGCCATAGAGGTTAAAAAACTGGAGCACCTAGGGGTGATAGAGAAGCTGAAAACGGGTATAGCATACAACAGGTCCGTGTACAAGGTCCTGTCACCAAAGGAAGCACGGGAATTAGTTAGACAAGCATATGCGCAATCACATGGATAAGAGGTGATTTTTATCTATCTTTGAGAAAGATAGATAATTAAATGTAAAATACATGCAGGATTTTATAAAAAAACGGTTTAGGAAATATGCTTTTTCCTTCTATTACCCGGTTGTCATGGGATTGCCGCTTAGTTTTGTAGCGGATTTTTTTGAGGAATTTCTCTTTAACGATTGGGCCTATTTAAAATTTCTTGTATCCCTGATTGTAATGGATACTATTCTTTCGTGGGTATATCATTTCATAAAAAGAGATCTGTCCTCTAAAGGGTTCTCCATGATAGGATTGAAACTATTGGTTTATTTTTCATTGCTTATCATGGCGAACATCGCATCATCATTTACCGTCCGCGGTTCGGTGGTTGAAGGGTTCGGATGGTTCTACACATTGGTATGTACATCCCTTATCATTCGGGAAGCGATGTCAATAGCGGAAAATGCGGCAAAGATAAATCCTACTCTTGTTCCGAAATGGATTAGAAAGTATTTAAGTGATTTCGATGAGAATGGATTTGCCAAAAGACCAGGTGAAAATAAAAAACAATCTGAAAACCAATAATTTATGGAAACTAGCATTACAAGACAGGAGTTCAATGAACTCCTTAAATCCTCTGAAATGGAGGTTTTTGAAGCTGATAAGGTTCTTGGATGGCTGTCCGAAGTGTTGAAATCAGCAGACAATCTTACCCTATCTGAAATATCGGCAGCGAAAGCGGAGTATGATTCCCTTTCTCAATTGACGGTTGTAAATGATGATCTTACGAAGTCATTTTATTACATCCGTCCTACACAGGTTGAGGAACATACGTTTATTGAAACTACTGTGGATGGGGTAAATAAATCCATGACAGTGAAGATGTACAAGGACACTCCTTTGAACCGTTTCCGTGGCATAGTGGGAATTGCCGTGAACGACAAACAGTCATTGGAAAAATCGGTTGCCGAAGCCGTAGGTGTCAAAAAGAGATATGCGGACGGACGTGTGTATCAAAAAACGGAAAGCGGGTGGAAGCCTGTTGCGGAGAACAAGAAGCGTCCTGAAAAGACCAAGCTGAACACGGCCGGACGTGATCAGAAGAAAACGTTGAAGGAACGTATCATATCTGCCGTAAAGCGCATGAGTGACGGACAGATAAAGGTGTTCCTGAAAAACAAGGACATTTCCGGATTAAGACGTTCTGAACTTGAAAAGGAAGCCCGGAAACGTGGGATAATGAATTAACAACCAAAAATTAAAACCCATACATGAAATCGCTGATATTTACAGACAACAACGGAATACGTGTCACCATTCCTACTGACGGATGGGGCACGCAATCCGTTTTCAATATTACGGAAAATCCTAGTGGAGATGGTGCGGACATTCTTGTGAACGAAAAAGGGTTGTGGCCCAAAAAGGGTAGCTGTGTGAGCATGGAAGAGATGGTGCTTCTTGCCAAGCTGATGGAGATGGAACTTCTTGAATCCTATTCGGAAGAGGATGAAAGAAATGTTTGTGCTGATGGTAAGGAAGAAAAGACAATAGTTCCACATGGGACATCCGTCCTTGATGTAAGTATAGAGCCGAAAGAGCTGCATTTGAAAGTCAAGGGAGAAATTCACCCTCTATTTATTACATGCAACCTTCTGTTTACTCCCGATGGCGGAAAATCGGAACTTATAAAGATACCGTATGCCACTTCATACAGTTGGTCGGGAAACTCTGTGAATGTGCATGAACAGTTTTTTAAGGTGAAGGATAATGACAGGACGGTTATGTGTCTTATGGACAATGACCCGATAGGGCGGCAGGCATTCTTCGGTATAAATGCGGTTCTGCCCGAACCCTATAACAAGTCTGCCACAATGACTGTTGTAATGCTTCCCGTGAATCCGTCACCCTTGTTTTGATTTGTCGCATGAAAAGCGTATTTTTGAAACAAAGATAGATTATTAAAACTTTGATATTATGAGATTGTACCGATTCATTAAAACAGATAAGAAGATTGACGTTACCGTGGTTACTGACGGTAGCTGTGACCAGGAGCGCATTTTCATTACCGAGATACGTGGTATTGTAAGCCGTGGAAACGTTGATGCCACTGCGGATGAAATTGAAGGAAGTGATAATATGCAGGCATTGGGATTCAACTGGGTTGCCGGTCAACCTGTGATGCACCAGGAACTTGTTGCATTTGCGGAAGACAACGCTCTTATCCTTGAACTGAATCCGCAAAGACAGAATGAAATTGTATCTGCAAACGTGGAATGGAATAAGGATAATGAATGTGTTATTACCGTAAGAACACAGCTTCCTATCAAAAAGGAAGTTGAAATTTATTTCCCTAATACTGTAACATTGAATGAATCTGCCGGAAGATGGGGTGTTATCCGTGGTGATCGCAAAGGTCTTGTTACAGACATCCTTAGCCGTGTTCCCGTTGTGTTGACAATGGAGGACATGGGTCTTGCAGACAAAGAGGATTTGAATGTGGTTATCATGGCAGAGGGTGGCATTCAGAAGTTCGAGTTCACCGCTAAAGCAGGTTAATTATGTTACGGCTGTTGTTTATAAGCAGGGATGAAACCCATCGCCTAACGGTCATTACTGACGGCATAGACAGCCAGATGAACGTTTTTGTGACTGAAAACGTCACAGGTGACAAGGAATATTATGAGGGTATCGGTGTTGTGATACGTGCGGGACTTACCTACAATATCGGAACATTCAAGCAATGGGCCGTGGACAATGCGTTACAGCTTATAGCATACCCGGAAGAGTTGGGAGGAAGGGAACAGGTTCTTGTTGACGTGGTTGAGGAAATGCGCTATTTTCTTGTTTCGCAGGACAAAACATTGTCATTCCCCAAGGAAGGTGACAGCATAGAGGCTGTTGTAACCTCCTACAAACAGCTTTACGTGAACGGTAAGCCGCAGGGAGATCAGACAGCCTTGGAGGTTGACTTTGAAACACAACTTCCTTATGCGGTAAGTGAAGGTGGAACAGTGACAATTTCTGAAAACCCTACTACTTCCGTAAGAAATGGGGTATTGACCGTGACACAGCACGAAAGCAACAAGAAGATCACTATCAATCTTACGCAGGCAGCTTCCACAATAAGCTACACCTACAATTTGGTGGTAGATCCAAAGACACTTTCATTTGTGAATACGGGAGAAACAAAGAAAGTGACTGTTACTTCAACCAAACAGACCGTGATAAACGGCAAACCGTCAGGGGTTCCCGTAAAGATAGGTACGGGTATAGAACTTGCCGGAACAGGATTCTCCTATGAAGCCATTTCCGATGGATTCAACATTAATGTGACTGAAAATCCAGGTAATACACAGAGAAAGGGAACTGTAACCATTGCTATGGATGAAGGTGGCAAGAGTGCGACAGTTGATCTTACACAGGCCGCGTCCGTAATCATATACGAATACACGCTGACCCCTAATCCTGCAAGCATTTCCTTTGTTGCAAATGGTGAATCCAAGACATTCAGTGTGGTTTCGCAGAAGCAGAAGAAGCTGAACGGGAAAAATTCGGGTGCTCCTACGAACGTGACATATACGACTGCCGTATCGGGAACAGGATTTTCAAAGGGCGGCAATGATACGACAGTTGTTGCGGCTGAAAATACGGCCGAATCACAGCGTACAGGCAAGGTTACGGTTACTGCAAGTGAAGGTGAAAAGACAGCCGAAATAACCCTTACACAGTCTGCGGCAACAGTGACCTATGAATACGAACTTACGGTTAATCCCGCTTCGCTTGAATTTGCCGCAGCAGGGGAAACCAAGGTGTTTGATGTCACATCGAATAAACAGAAGAAGGTGAACGGCAAGGATTCAGGTGCACCTATTGTTGTAGCTTATACGACAGTTGTTTCCGGCACGGGATTTACTAAAGGCTCTACGGATTATTCGGTAGTTGCAGCCGCAAATACAGGCGCAGCTCGTACAGGTTCGGCCGTGGTAACGGCAACAGAGGGCGGAAAGGAAGCTACTGTGGTACTTAATCAACTTGCTGGCACTTCGGCATAATATTTTTGCAGAAATGAGTAGAAAACGGAAAAATACATATAAAAATGGGAAGCCTGACTTGTTGAAGTCTTTGGCTTCCCTTGATTTCAATGAACTGGACAGATTAAGCAAGACTGTTCCCATGCTTTTGCAATCAAAATTACAATCTTCTATGATGTCTAGGGATGTGGAAGATGTGATGAAAGCAAATCTGTATCTTGGTTCAAAGACTTCGGATAATGGAAAACTTCAATCCGTTTTCTTTGATCCGCAGGTATGGAACGATAGTGGACGTGATTATCTTGCTCAAAGAGGTATTCTTCCATTCAGTACGTTACGTAGAATGGGTGGAATTTATCTTGTAAGGGCTATCGTAAATACACGTATAGAGCAGATACAGAACTTCCTGCACTTCTCCGATGACGAGCAGAAGGAAGGTTATACCATCAGAAAGAAAAGAGGTTTGTTTGATCCGGGAGATTTGTCTTTATCATCGAAAGACAAGAAGAAGGTAGAAAAAATCGTGGAGTTCCTGGAACGAGGTGGCAACACCGACAAATGGGATAACTATGATACCCTTCCCGACTTCATAAGAAAGATTTCGTTCGATTCGCTGACACTTGACCAGCTTGCGTTTGAAACCACAAGAAACAGGATGTGGGAACTTGACAGGTTTAAGGCAGTGGATGCGTCACTTGTACGTTTCCTTGGTGCGGTTGACCCACGGAACAGGCAGGAGTTCGAGAAATATCGGTTTAAAGGACATTTGCCTCGCTACTGTATGGTGTGGGATAATCAGATTCTCAAAAATCCCGTCACAGGCGAATCAATCGTCTATTACCCGTGGGAACTCGGTTTTGGGGTGCGTAACAAGTCAACCGATGTCTACCGTAACGGATACGGAGTGTCGGAACTTGAAACACTCAATGAGATTGTGACATGGTTCTTATGGTCCTTACAATCCAATGGTAATTCATTCAAGAACGGTGTATTCCCCAAAGGTCTGTTGAATATCAAGGGTGAAAATGTTTCCCAAACCACTTTGAACGAGTTTAGGCAAATGTGGTATCAAATGATGGCAGGACCTCAAAACGCAGGAAGAATCCCTGTTTTGGCACAATCACAGGTTGAATGGATTGATTTGACCAAAAACAACAAGGACATGGAGTATAATTTATGGAACCAATTCCTTATTGTGCTGATATGCTCTGTGTATCGTATAGACCCGTCAGAACTAGGATTCCAGTTCAAGGAATCCGCACAGATGTTCGGACAGGACGGCCAACGGCAGAGATTGAAACATTCACGTGAGAAAGGTCTTAAACCCATGTTATCCTTCCTACAAGAAATTATAACAAGATATCTTGTATCGGAACTTGATGAATCATTCGAGTTTGCTTTTACAGGCGTTGATCTTGAAGATGAAGCATTGAAAGTGGAAATTGACAAGAAGAAACTTGAAGCGGGAATGATCTCATTGGAGGATGCTTTTGAAGCATATTCAGGCAGACCGTTCAATCCTGAAAAGGACACAATCCTCAATTCCGTATGGATGAATTACAAAATCAACAAGGATAACGCTGCCGCCATGGGAGGTCAGATGAACGGAGGTGAGGTAGAAGGAGTGGAGAATGAGGAAGAGCAACCATCATCCAATGTGGCAGCGGAGGAAGAAGATCCATTTGCAAAATATAAATCCATGTATGGTGACAATCCCATCATGGACAGGGCCACGGAAGTTATCAACAAGATGTTTGGAGGTGAATGATAATGCAAAAAGGACTTCAATTTATTAAAAAGATTGCTCCTAACGGGAAGATATTCTATAAATCCCGGACAAAGGAGCAACCTCCTTTTCCAAAGGTTCAGGATGTATATGAGAGTGAAGCCAACAACATCTATAAGGATGAAATTTCTAACATGATAAAGCAGATAACGGAAGAACTGATAGATTATGGCAGAAAACAGGATAGATAAGGATTTGAGGTTTTATCCACCTTTTTATGAACAGGATGGAGTAATCAAGAGGATATTCAGAATAATAGACTATCGTCTTGTCCGTCTTATCATAAAAGTGTTGGGGAAACAGTTTATTTCGGAATCAGACAAGAAACTTCTTAAAGAGTTCAACTTTGATTTTGAAAAGGAGATGAAGCGAATCCCACCATATCAGCAAGCCATGATTTTCGGTAGACTTGCCGGAGTTCTTGAACCAAGACAGACTGCATCATTAGGATATGCTGATTTTTATAAATTCGTATCATCCGAACAGGTTTCCCAATTGACGCTTACGGATCAAATGCGTCTTGGTGTGGCGGCCACAAAAACATATACCTATCTCAAAGGTCTTGGAGATAAGATGAAAAAGGATGTGGCAGAAGCTATTCTTGGAGAGGTTGCATCCCAATATGACAATGCACAGGCAGAAGCTGAACGCAGGGTGATCCAGGAAGCCGTTATGAATGGTACTGTATTCAACAAGAAACAGACTATAAAACAGATTGTAAGTGACATAGGTCATAGAACACAGATATGGGAAAAGGACTGGCTTCGCATCATGGAAACAGAGATGCAGAATATCTTTGAGGAAGGAACTGCACTTAGTATTCTTGACTTGCATGGTGAGGATGCACTTGTGTACAAGATGGTGTTTAATGGTGCATGCTCATATTGCATACGTTTCTTCACTACAAATGGGCTTGGTTCAAGACCCAAAATTTTCAAACTGAAAGAATTGCTTGCCAATGGGACCAACGTAGGGAGAAGGCAGAGAGAATGGCTTCCTACTGTCCAGGCTACGCACCCTTTTTGTCATTGCTCGCTTCAATATTATAACCCGATGTTTGATGAATGGGATGAAAAATTAAGGATGTTCGTCACTTCTCCTATGAAAGAAGAGGAAAGAAAGGTAAGACGAAAATCCAAGATTCATATCAAGGTGGGAACTAAGGAATTTGATGTTTAACAATTAAAACCTATAACCATGTTTTTGGATTCAGGACAAAGAATAAAGTGTGTCTACGAGAATGTTATTGGAATTAAAAGCCCAAAAGTTCTTAATGAGTTACGGGAAAACAAGCGTATTATGACAGGTGATAAGACACTTAGAACAGTACAAGGTTCTCCCGTTGCAATGCTGTTTGACCGAAATTCCATGAAATTTTGCGATGGAACTATCGTAAGTGTTACCCCTATTGAATACGAGGGAGATTTGCTTCGATTGGAATTTAAGAACTATGTCGGAAAGAAAACGTGTTTTCCCCTGATGCACCCTGATACTCTTATCATGTGCAAGGAAATACCCGACAATCCTAATGATGTGGTGTGGATGCCGTTCATAACAAAGAAAGTGAGTGAGGTTCTTGAAGGAAACTATTGCTTGCCTGATATTGGGCCGGAAAATTCCATGCCATACGGTTCAAACATCATTTATTACAGACGGCACAACATGAACGTTACCCGTATTCCCATAACATCTACTATATACGAAGTGGAATGTGAACCGGGATTCTCCTATGTCATGGAAGACACTTTCTTGTGTGCATTGGATATGGAGAGCGCACGGATGTTGACAGGAAACAAGTCGGAATATAAAGGGGAGGAATGATTATGGGATTCAATTCGGGCTTTACAGCAATAAGGACAATAGAGGGTGACAAATATATCAAAGATATTGTTGTTGGCACGTCTGTCATGTCTTATAAGGAAAGCTATCATATAGCCAAGAAACTTGTTCAGGAATTGGCAACCAAATATGATGTTTCCTATAACATAAGATGTGAGGACGATATTGTAGGTTATCGTTTTCAAGGAGTGCAGCTTGTCATGTCGGAAGACGGATGGAGATATGTCAAGGATTTGAAAAAGGGAGATAGTTTATTAACTTTGAAAGGGATAAAGAAGATAGTGGATATTGAAAAGATGGAAACTATCAATAAGATATGCTATTCTCTTGAAGTAAATCGGGCGCATAGTTATTTTGCTGACGGTATTTTAGTATGCGATGAGGTTATTTAAAAAATTGATTATGAATATAAGAAGTTTACTTGGGTTAGAAACTGCTTCGGATAGACTTAGAAAATATAGAAGTGCTGTCCGTAAGTCTTACGAATACAAAGACAAGGGAAATGAACTTGCCAAGTCTTTTTCTGAAATGTCCGCATTGAAATCCATGTTCATGGGAAAAGGTGAAATGGATGAAGATATGAAGGATGCAATGAACCGATATGATGATTTTATCAAGGAACAGGGGATAAAAGTATCTGATTTACGTGGCCTTGTTATAAAGAATGAGAGCGTGATGAAATCCATTTCATCCGACAAAGATCTTTCTATTGCGATCAAGGAGATTGACAAGGCGGAAAAAATGAGATACCTATATCAAAAGAAACAGATAACAAAATCTGTGTACTTTGATTTTTTGAAAAGCAAGGGTGCCGTGAAATATGCGGATGTTATTGTTCAGAAGTTCACTCCCGATGGGATAAAAATACTTATCCTTAACCGTTGTACCGATATGGGAGAGGCAACAGATGATTGGTGTATTCCCGGAGGTCATGTAGATGAAGGAGAAGAATTTAAAGTAGCCGCACGCAGAGAATTGTGGGAGGAAACGGGAATAGAGGTAGCCGCAGACCGTTTACGTGAGGTAGCCACCTATAAAAACAACGATGTGGACATTCATTATTATATGGTTACTCTTGATGAAAAGGAAGGTGCAAGCATCCTACTTGACAGCGAAGAAGAAGTTGGTTCTGCATGGATAAAACTGGATAGAATTGATAATTACAACTTTATCTTTGATATGAAAGAGAATCTGAAAAGAATCATGGGTCTTGACGATTCATGCGGTATCACAAGGATACTGAAAGCATATTCGGAAGGATATATCAGCAAGTCAGTATTTGACACCTATTGTAAGGAGCATCCTGATGAAGTTTTGAAAGCACAGAACAAAACTCATTTTTCTCATTCGGAAAGAAAGGATCTTGCAAAGAAAGGTGAAGCGATGCCGAACGGCAAATATCCTATCAGAAACGAACAGGATTTACATGATGCCATACGTCTTGTAGGAGCGTCCGACATGCCTAAATCAGAAGTGAAGGCATGGATAAGAAAGCGTGCAAAGGAACTTGGTCTTACAGACAAGTTACCTGAATCATGGGGAGAGAAGAAAGAAGGAAAGGTTGAGAAGTCGGAAAACGAAACAGGTGTTGAAGAAAAAGCCATGACTACTGCCGATGCCGTGGAAATCGCTCCTGAAAGTCTTAAAGAGGAAGTTGTTGGTCCACAGGGGTCAGGTGTTGAAAACGGTGACGATAAGGTGGAGAAAGCTATTTCATTCAAGACAAGACAGTATTCGGAGAAATATGTGGGGGTTGATGAAAAGCCGAGAGAAGATGTATATGGACAAGGTACTTTTAGTTATTCTGGGGTAAATTCCGAAAGTGCGGAAAAGTTCTTTGACATGTTGGGCATGATACAGAAAGTGTCCGGGAAATGCTCTGATTTTTCGGTCAAGGTAATCACTCCTGATAACGGTGAACAGGAATGGAAGTTTAACCATAACTGTATTTATGTAAATGGTTTGAAAAGGAACGAAGAAATAAGCAAGTCCGTTGAAAACGATGTTAAAAAGGGAAATGATGATATAGAGAAATCTGAAAAGACAAAGAAAGCCGATTTTCTCTCCTATATCAATTTCTTGCAGGGTATGATTACCCGTAAGGACAATCTTCATTGGACAGAAGAGGATAATTCCAAACATGTGTATCTTGATGAAGTGGGTGACTTGATGAATGACTTTAAGGATACTCTTGCCGAATCAGGACAGGCATTGTTCGGGCGATTTGATGCCAATACGGTTGAATCGGAAGAAATCGAAGAATCTGATCCGTTGAAGTTCATCAAACTGTTGTTTGAGAGAACAACCAAATTCCGTAAATCGTTGGATGGGGATGACGATTACTTTGGTGAACTGTCGTTGATTGATGATTTTCTTGTCAAGACAAAACAGTCTATATACCGATTACAATTACATTAAAACAACGGGTGTCATGGTGTGTAAATGTGCTCCATGACACTTTTTGATTGAAGTTTTTGTTTAACCAAAGAAAAATATTCATCTTTGTGTTAGTAAGTTAAGATTAAATATAATAAGACGTGTTTGACGATAACAGATTAAATTTCACACTGGAAGCCATCATTCATAAATCAAAATTCAATCCGTTGGATTATGAAAGGGGTGACGATCGCAGATATCAGAATATGATATTTGAGGGTCTTGCTTCTGACAATTCAGAGGACTTTGAGGGTGATTCTATGGAGCCGAACGGCTTTGTTCTTGACGTGTTCAAGAAGCGTGGATTGATTAATTTAGATCATCTCCCTACACGTTCCCCAATAAACAAAAGCCGCTTCTTTATAGGGGTTCCGTTGGAAGCAAAGGTTGAGAAAAATAAGTTCTATTTGAAATGTAAGTTGTGGAGCAAATCTTCCGAAGCAAGAGCATTCTACGATACGGCACTTGAAATGGAACAGTCTGAACCAAAGCGTACTCCAGGATTCTCCATTGAAGGAAAGGCATTGGAAAGAGATAAGGATAACCCTAAACACATAACAAAAACACTGATTACCAATGTGGCCCTTACAATGAATCCGGTAAACGGTAATACGTATGCCGATATTGTTAAGGGTATGCAGAAACAAGATTTTTATATTCCTAATGGTGACTTTGTTTATGAGGATAATCTGCCTTTATTGAAAGTGGATTGCGGTAAAAATGTTATTATTGTAAACAAGAGCCTTGAATTATCCATTGTCAATAAGAAGGAGTTTTCCAAGGATGATTTTGACAGACTTGTTTGTGCGGTCAAAAATGGGGATGTAAATAAATCCGTTCTTATGGATTATATGAAGATGGTAAGCGGAAAAACAGAATAATTTAGTTTGTATATATAAACATAATCGAAGTATGATAAACTTAGAAGAATACAAAGACAACGAAGTGTTCAAGTCACTTCAAGCTGTTTTCAGTGACGAATATATCGCTGAACAAATCGAAGCCGGAAATATCCGCATCGAAAAATCTGCAAAAGCCGGAGATAACGAATCGGAAACTAAGCAGGAAGAAAAGATCGACAAGGAGGAAAAAGCTGCTGTTGATGCTGAAAAGAAAGTGAAGGAAGATGAAAAGGATTATAAGGAAGATAAGGATTCAGAAGGCAAGGTTGAAAAAGGACTTAACGCTGACGTTCTCAAATCTTTCGGAGAAAGCCTTTCTGCTTCTATCGTTGCAGGCATGAAAGAAGGTTTTGCCGAACTGAACAAGTCAATCAATGAAAGATTTGATGCAATGGCAAAAAACACCGCTCCAGGGTTTAAGGGTGATATGGGTTTGTCTGCTATCGAAAAATCCATTGACACCGAAATGAATGAAAAAAACGGCAAGTTGGAGGTTAGTGTTACAGGACAGCGTGAGTTCTGCAAGAGCCTGTTGCAAAATCTTTACGAAAAGGCTGATGAAAACATTCAGAAGTCAATCGAAGATGATTACAAAACATACATGCTTGATTCCTATGCAAATACAGTAGGAAAGAATTTGTACAACTACGCTAAATCAAAAGGTTTTGTTTTGTGCAAATAATGGCGCAAGCTGACAGTTAGATACAAAATACAAATACATTGAATATGGAAGATTTATACAATTATAGTGGTTCATTTGACGGTTTCCAGGTAGGAAACGAAAACTCTGCCGAAATCTTGAAGGCTATGGAAGCCGGATTGAAAACAGGTATGCAGTACAACAACGAAGTTAACACAGGTGGCGGTCTGAAAGTTGAATCTTTGGATGCTGTTCTGAAAGTGTTGACTAACCGTTTGGATCAGTTGGTTTATCTGAACGAAATGCCGAAAGACAAAATTGACAATACCGTTCACGAATACAACCAATTGTCAAAATATGGTGAGGAAGTAGGTATCTTCAATGCAGAAGGTGAAACTCCAGAAGAAACCGATTCTCAATACATCAGACGTTCAATCGTTGCCAAGTTCATGGGTGTTACAGGTCAGGTTACTCATCCTGCAATGCTTGTTAAATTGGCTGGCGGTGTAAAGATGTATGCCCGTGAAGTTGAAAACAAGACTTTGTTGTTGCAAACGATGCTTGACCGCAGATTGGTTGATGCCGATTCTTCTTGTGTTCCCGAACAGTTTGACGGTATCTTCCGCCAACACATGATCGGTGTTGTAACCAAAGAAGGTGGCACAATTGAAGGTATGACTTCTGAAAACGTTTTGGATGCTTACTTCAATGACCCTGCTGTTGTCGATGCTGACGGTTCAGTATTGAATGACAAATTGGTTGAGGATGCAGCCAATGTAATCGTTAACGTATATAACGGTGAATTTGACCGTATCATCTCTAACCCGATCGTGTTCAACGACTACGTTAAACAGTTCCACGAATCAAAACGTGTTCTTGTTGGTTATCCTAACTCTGTTGTGGGTGCTACAATGGGTCAGAGCGTAAACGACATTGTTACACAGTTCGGTCGTGTGAATATCAGAAATGACCGTTTCTTCGATGAACGTAAGCCGAAACGTTTGGGCGATCGTGCTACTTCTGCAAAAGCCCCTGTTGCTCCTACTAAGACTACTAACGCTGTTGCACAGAACAACGATACAAAAACTCGTTTCACCAACCATGCAGGTAGCTACCGTTATATCGTTACAGCTAAGAACCGTTACGGTGAATCTGCTCCTGTTGCTATGTCTGATGCAGCTATCGCAGTTACAGCACAGCAATCAGTTGATTTGCAGTTCGCAGCCGGAGTAGGCGGTGCATACGCAGCTACTTGTTTCGTTGTATATCGTACCGAAAAGAACGCTGTTATTGACGCTAACACCAAATACTTCCCGATTTTTGAGGTTTCAGTATCTCAATTAGCTGCCGGATATGACGGTGCTGCCGCAACCAAGGTTCGTGACCGTAACCGTATCATTGCCGGAACCAAGTCAGCATTGATTTACTACAATAACTCTGAAATCAACGAATACTTGCAGTTCGCAGATACTATGAAGATGGATTTCGCTATCACATCTCCATCTCGTAGATTCGCTATCTTGAACTACGGTACTCCTGTATTATACCAACCCGCCAAAGTCGTTCGCATCGTTAATATCGGTAAAGAAGGTTTGGCATAAGTTCAACGATTATAGGTTTTTAATTCAATAAAAGGGAGGGAGGTTACAAACTCCTTCCCTTTTTAATTTAAACAAATGATTATGGAAGAAAAAGTAAGAATTGAATCAAAGGTTTACTCTAATCAGAAATTCATGTTTGGTAACGAACTGGTGAAGTTTACAGGCCGCAAGGCGGAAGTGTCAAAGGAAACGTGGGAAGCAATGCAGGCATCGAAATATCCTGGTGTATTCCTTGAAGGGAAGATGCCTGCTACCAATACCAAACTTGAAATCGAACTGACTGACGATATCAAGAGATACAAACAGGAGATGGAAGCGGAAGTAAGCCGTTTGAAAAACATTATCGAAGCACAGAGTATTGAAATCGGCAAGGCAAAGAAAGAAGCCCTGGACTGGAGAAATTTGTGTGCTGAACTTCAAAAAGGAGCAAAAATGCCCGAAATCAAGGATGAAAAATCAGACAACGGAAAAGAGGATGAAAACCCTACTCTAGCAAAAGGTGAAACCAGTGCGGAAGATGAATTAAGAAAGGAATTGAAGACAATGAAAGTTGATGAACTGAAAACTATCGCTCTTGAAACGGAAGGTATCGAACCGTCCGATATTGAGGGTAAGAAAAAGGATGAGATCATTGACTTGCTTGTAACAAAAACAACGAAATAAAATGGGAAAACTTGTGCTGTCTATTAATTACGGAAAGAATACGGGAATTGTGTATTCGGTTTCTGAACTATACGACTTGTTCCTATATGGAGTAAGCATGAAGAAAGCTGATGGTAGTACATTATCAGATGAAGCTGTCTTTGCTTTTATACGGGCAGCACAGACGGAAATGGAGAATTATTTCAATCTGAAAATAGCCAAGCAACTGATAACGGAATCGGAAGTGTTCTATGCGCTCGATTACTGGCAGTCGTTCCCGATAATCCCGTTAAGCTATCCCAATACGGTAGGATTATCCCTAATAGGGTTACTCAACAAGATTGAACAGATAATCTATCCGAAAACATGGCTTTCATATGCAAAGAAAAGTGATGGTCCTGGGTCAAGACGATTGAGTGTCGTTCCTACGGGAGCATCCATCACACAGGCAAATGCAGATGTGATATTGACGGGAATAACGTCACAGATAGGTATGCAGCGTTTTGACATGATACCCGATTATTGGGATGTACAGTACATTACAGGATTCGATCTCAAACATTTACCTTATGACCTTATGCAGGTTATAGGTAAATTGGCGGCAATACAGTTCCTTGCAATCGCAGGTGATAACGTATTCCCTATTGCCGGACTTGCAGGAATGAGTTTGAGCGTGGACGGACTTTCGCAATCCATACAATCCACAGCGTCAGCTACTTACAGTGCATATTCGGCACGAATAAAACAATATGGTGATGAAATCACATCATCATTGAAGAGATTGAAAATGGTATATGATTCCATCAAATTCATGCCTATTTAAAGATGAATAATTCAAAATCCATATTACAAAAACCGAATCCCAATACCGGGTGGGCGAATCCTGAATTTATCAAGCCAGCTTTCGATCAGGCGGTATGGGATAACGGTTATGAGGTATCTCTCGAACGTGCGGTACGCTGTCCGTGCTGCAAGGGAGGGGATGCACTCATTGATTGTCAGAACTGTTTCGGAACGGGCTATTTCTACGTGAACGCCATTTCCACCCGTGCACTTATCACGGGAATAAACGTTACCAACCGATACATGAGATGGTCAGAGGAACTTTTGGGTACGATAGCCATTACCGTGATAGCTTCTGACAAAAACAACCTGTCATGGTATGACCGTATTACCATACATAACGAATGGTCTTATTACAGTGAGGTTCTTACAGTGCGTGAAATAGGCTCACAGAGGTTCGTATTCACGACTTATCATCCTGTCGATATATTGGGTATCTATCAGTACGTAAGTTCCGTAGAACCGCTTAAAATGGTTTCTTCTGACAATTTCATAGTCAGTGACAAGAACGGGTATTGCGTATTGCTTGGCGATAACGTGGACATACAGGCAGGAGAAACATTGAGTATCTATTACAAGCACGAGCCGGAGTTTCATGTAATAGACATTCCGCATGAGATACGGTCTGACTGGGAAACGGCACAAGGAGGGAAAGACAAGATATATCTTCCTATTCAGGCAATAGGCAGACGCTCACACCTGATAGCCATAGAAAAGCCCAATTTTGACGGTACAGGAGTACAGATAAATGAGAATATGAAATACGGAGGATAGAGAAATGACAAACATCCCGATAGACATTGACTTTACAGACCTTGTAAGTGAGTTCTCGCTTTCCGATACGGAAATTTCGAGAATAGAATCATCCATCATAGATACTGTAAGTAGTCTGTATTGGGAAAGATGGACCTCTCTAGTGAATCAAGGACTTCATGGAACACGGCCCGAATACAAGAAAGCCATGGTCCAGGACAGGGTTGCCCCCAATGAAATAGTTTTCGGACTGTATGCCGATTTTCCTCTAATGATAGAGGATGGAGCATCTCCGTTTGACATGAAGCCCGGATTCAGAAATTCTCCGAAAGTAAAGAGTAAGAAGATTGGTTCAGGATGGTACATCGATATCCCCTTCCGGCACGCAACCTCACAGGCGGTTGCAGAATCTGGGGGATTCGATTCCATAATGCCTGCGTCTGTCTATTCCGCGATAAGGAAGGAGAGTGGCCCTCTTACAAGGAACCAGTTGAGGAAATACAATACAATCGGTTCACGCAAGGAAATAAACACTCCGCAACTGAAAGTACCTGAATACATCCACAAATCTCCCATATACGAAGGTCTTGTCAGAGTAAAGGCATCCTCTACTGTAACGGAGAAGAGAAGTCAGTACATGACATTCAGAAGGGTAAGTGACGCATCCGACTATACGGCATGGTTCCATACAGGGATTGTCGCGCGGAAGTTTATGGATAAGGCACTTGACATGGTGGACGTACCCTCTGTGGTTGACAAGGTTGTGGATGTTGTTTTGGACAGAATTTTAAACGGTGAATAGTTATGCTTCCTATTGTACACATAAAGAAAATGGTGGAAGCCTTGCTTGGCATAATACGCAAGGATTCGCAACAGGACGATCAGACAAATACGTTCCTGTATAAGATATTCAATGATTCAACGGACGGTACATTCAACTTTTACGAACAGGCAAAGTCACTGTTTCTAAGAGGTGATGAAAGTCCGAGAAATGTAAAGGTAGGATATGAACTTCCTAAAGACAAGACAGGATTACCCTGTTATGTCGTAAGGGAACCTCATAAAATAAAAGGGCCGGGAAACGCAATAGGGAAGATTGTTGCCTTTTCTCCTGACGGACAGAATATAGAATACAGGGATCATCGTAGGTACAATATGGAAATACTTTGTGTATCAGATAATTACCTTGAATCTGTTACAATGGGGGAAGCCCTTTATGCAGCCTTCCTGGCTTCCTACGACACATTGGCAACAATGTATGATACGATTGAGTTTTCACAGGATGAAGTGATGGTGAATACTGATTTGGTACCGTTTCCTGTGTTCATGAAAACTGTTTCGGTTGATTTGTCGGCAATGGAATTGGTGACATCATTCTCGAATGTGGACCTGTTAAGTGACGTGATATTCCTGGATGCAGGACAGGCAGCAGCAGATATGGAGTATGGAACGGAATGATTCCCTATCTTTATAATCAGAAAGATAAAGTAATAATTATAAATATTATGGCAGTTATTTTACCAGGAACTTATGTAAGAATAGCCGGAGCGATAGGAAGCGAAGGACCGTTCAGAGGTGCAGGGGGCGGAAGTTCTTATGGACCAGGTTCCTCTCCTAATCCGGGAATATGGAATAAGGAATACGGTACTATGAGATGCGTCCTGGCAACAAAGAACGGTTACATGGTGCAGACTAACGAGAAAGCATTTGTGGTTACGAAGCCAAAGAAACTTCTTGTTCCTGTTGTATTAAAGACACAGGGAAACGGTTTTGTGGAAACAAGCAATGGTTTCACGGTTGCCGTAAGGCAGAAGTAAGAATATATCTGATCTAAAAATTAGAAATTATGTCAACAACAAAGAAAACAAAAGCAATGGCACAGGCAGAAGAAAAGATGCAGCCTGTCGCAGATCCGGCAGTAGATCCATTATTGGTAGCAGAACTGCCTTATACCAATCAGGAACTGATTGACCGTTTGCAAAAAGGCACATACATGGACGTGGAAGCTGCCGGATACGGTGGCACACAACAGGAGTTCAACGAAGGCATTGCAAAACTTCTCACCCCTACTCCTGTAAACAAGATAACGGGATTCACATTGAAGGCTGTTACAGACAAGGCAAGCTATGAAGCCAATATGCCTGCCGAATATGTAGCACAATATCCTTGGAAAGATGAGGAAGCTGCCGGATATGGTTTGCCTTGGATTGTTGCCACATTTGAATCAACCGTAGCTTTGGATGAACAAAAGAAAAACCGTGTTCCTATTCAGGTATCATTTTCTCCCGAAGTTACATTGAATGAAACTGAAATGAGTAAAGTAGGAGTTGTTCTTCCAGGAGGAAAATCGCTTATTATGAAACGTGGTAACGGTGACTGGACTTTCGTTTCATTGCATAATGGCCTTGGACTTGTAGAAAATTTCACGGGAGAGGTTTCAATGTATGTAATGGATTCTGACTTCAATCTGATTGTAGAGAAGGTTGATGTTCCTGCCGTTTCATTGAAATAATTTTGAAAGAAAACATTAAACGCTTAACTTTATGGCAGATAAAGTCTAAAGTTGGGCGTTTATTGAAAAAGTTAGAATACAAACAAATTATACAACTATGGCTAGTATTTACTGGAACAATAGAAAAATCACACTCCCAGGAGCGTATTCACGCATCATAAGCGGTGAATCACAGCCCCCACGGGTATCAGATTTTGGAACCGTACTGATCATCGACACAGGCGTTTTCGGAGCAGGATTTGGTGGTGGTAGCGGTATTGACGGACAGAATTTCCAAGGTCAAGAATCCATCTATTCATTCTCTACAATATCAGAATTTCGTGATTTTGTAAAAGGTGGGGCATGGTGGAGAATGGCGGAAAAACTGTTTTCTCCCGATCCGTCAAATTCACAGGCAAACGGTGTTTCACAGTTGATGTATGTGCGTGCTGCAAAGACCACATCAGCAACCATTACACTTACAACCACGGTAGGTGGAACATTCGCAGTTGACACACTGGACGAAGGTTTATATCCTAACGGTACAATGTCGGAAAACAACCTTATCACCGGTTACGGAGCAAACTGTATTCCGGGCGTGGAAGATCCTACAAAATACATCATCCAATTTTGGAGAGGTACATACACAGGTAATGCAGAGGATGGTTATCCTTGGGGTGATACGGTTGCTTCTGCCGCGATGCCCACACTTGTATTGCAGTCGCCGGAAGTATCCACAATCAATGAATTGATTGACTGGGCACAGAACGGAAACGACTTCGGAGAAGTGTTCACATTGAACTCCGCTTCAAAGGCACAGGGTGATGGTGTCATTCAGGAAGAGGATGTTACTGGGTGGAATGCTTCTGCCTATATCCTTGCAGCAGGTGGTACCGAAACATTTAACGCAGATTATTTCAATGACGTGCTGGAACAGATCAGACCGTTGGATTACAGTTTCTGTATCATTGACCAGTTTGGCGCCAGCGCAAATAGTTCGCTGGTTAAATCCTATATGGCACACAACTCAACAGAAGCAAAATTCACTCACTTCCTGTTTGTAGGTGGATATGATTCCAAGGCAGACTTTGATAAGTCATGCAAGTTGGCACAAGGATTCAATAGCGACACTGTATGTCTTGTACATGGCGCGGCAGGAATGCAGTCGGCATTCGGCAACCGTTTGCGCTGGTACGGTGTAATGTACAACTTATGTGCAATTGTAGGACGTACAGCAGGAAAGGCACCTTATATTCCTGTAACAAACAAGTCAATCGGTATTGACAAGTTAATGCACTCACCCAGTGATGCAGAAGCTGAAAAGGCTATCAAGTATGGTGTATTGGTTACACGCTGGAATACATACGTAAACAAATACGTTGTATTGCAGGGCATCAATACTTTGCAGGACAACGATGTATTGTTCAACACAAGCGGACAATCCTACTCCATTCAGTTCATGCGTATTGTGGCACAAATTAACAAGGAATTGGTTATCAATTCGGAACTTGACCTGTTGGCCAACGAAAACGGTGTCAATGCAAACACATTGTCGGAAGGAGCAATCAAGAACTGGACTATCGCCTATTTACAGGCACGTGTGGCAACAACACAGCAGGATAATCTGATTCTTGGATTCCAAGATGTTGCGGCAACACGTCAGGGGGAAGCATGGTTTGTGACCTACAAGATTCGTGTAAACAACGAAATTAACAAGTTATTCTTCACAGGATACTTGATCTCGTAACTCTAAAAAGATGTAATTATGCCAAAAGCAACAGTAGGGCAGGTATTTACTGCACCACAAGCATATATCAGAATTGACAATCAGATTGCAGGTTTCGTTCGTAACCTGCAATGGCAGGAAACTGTTCAGCGTGCAAACGTACAGGGATTGGGAAGCCTTATCTTACAGGAAGTTCCTCCTGTTGGATACCAGTGTACATTTACCGTTGATCAGTATTTCATTGACCTGAACACTCCCGTAATGGAAGGTATGCTTCACAGACTTGGTTCTGTGCAGGCTATCATTGACACCCTTACATTGGGAGAACTCGGTTTTGCTCTTGAAGTGTACAAGAAGAAAATCGCCCAGCAGGATGCGACAACCAAGATGGTTACACAGGTCAATGAAACAGGTAAGACAATCGTAATGTTGAACCCGTGCTTTGTGAACAATCAATCGTTCTCATTGGCGGAGGGAGCCTTAGCAGGCTACAATGTTACCGGAATCTATCTGAATCCGATTTCAACGATAAATAACTCAAATGAGTAATTTAAATCACTGATAATCAAGGACTTACAGAAATTGTAAGTCCTTATTTTTTACTATGTTTCATATTATTTAACTTATACTTAATACAAATATTTATTGTTAAATAGTATTTAATAATTTCTTGTATTCAGATATTGTTTGTAATATTGCAGTGTAATTTTAAAACAATATGATATGAAACAAAAACAAGAGGAAGTTGTGGATAAGATTATGATCCAGCTTCAAAAAGACTTCAAAGAGTGGATGGAACAAGATTATCAATCAAAATTGGATAATCACCCATTTTCGATTTACATGAAAAAATTGAGAGGTAAGGTAAAGTCTTACGCTACACATGGGGTTCCTAAAAAAGACCGGGTAATTGATTTTATGGGGTGCGATAATTCTTTTTTAAAAGAATATATAGACAATCTCATTGAATTGTATAACAAAGAAAATGGAACATCTATTTCATGGAGTGATTATAAAAAGAAATGGGATGTATATCTTCTCATTCCCTATCCTTTGTTTGATGACAAGAATAATCTTCACAAATATGTTTGTTTCAGTCCTTATAATATAATGGTAAATGAAAAGATACAAGAATGGGAATATTTGGAATCTGTTTATCGTACTTCCGATAAAAAAGAAAGGGATGAAACATTCAATGAATTGATAGAGATTATTAAAAAGGTATTGAAAACTAAGAAAAAAATCGTGCTTAATTATGAATAACCGAAATAATAACAGCTTCGGCTTTTTAAAAAGCAAAAGCCTTGTTTCACAACAAGGCTGTAATTTTAAAACAATTCGTTTAATCCTTTAATTATAAAATCATGGACAAAGGTATTAAAATTTTCCAGTACAACAACTATCCTGTAACATTTAATACAGGGAAATCTACAATGATCAATGCCACAGAAATGGCGAAACCATTTGGTAAACGGCCAGCAAAGTGGTTGGAACTTCCATCTACAAAGATCTTTCTTTCATCACTTTGTGAAATCCGAAAATCGGATATCATTAATTTAGTGGTAACAGCCAAAGGGAATAGTGGTTCATTTCAGCAAGATACATGGATGCACGAAGATGTAGCTATGGAATTTGCCCGTTGTTGGTTAAGCCTAGAATTTGCGATATGGTGTAACGACAGGATCAAGGAACTTCTATTAAACGGAAAGGTTGAATTGAATCAATCTCCATCCTACACGATAAAAGATCCGATTGCACGTGCCGAAGCGTGGATTCAGGAACAGAAAAAGAAAAAGATGCAGGAAGAAAAGAAAATGTTGCAGTTTGAATCCGATATGTGGAAGAAAGATTTCAAAGAGATAACGGAGAAACTTGTATCTCATACCCCTAATCTTGAATTTGTAGAACGTGTTGCTATCTGTCAGACAAAGGGAGCGTACAAGATGGAGTTCATTGCCGGAATGCTGAATATCCGTTTCCGTTCCAATAATTCCCTATTGGGAAGGAACAGACTATATGAACTGTTACAGGATGAAGAAATTCTTGATTCTGACCTGATGCCATACCAGGAATATATAAACTATGGGTGGTTTGTGTTGAAAATGTATTCCGACAATGGTTCACGAGAGTATGAACATTACAAGGACAAACCTATTGTATATGTAACCGACAAGGGATTGTATCGCATTCTGATGCGTATCCTAAGAAACCATTCCGAAAGGTATGTGACGGATGTAAATCCTGATAACTTCAAGACATTCTAGGGTACAATCGAATGGCAGTTGCGAAACCGACTGCCATTTCGTATATTTGTCTTGTATTATCAACCTTATAATAATTGAACAAAATGGAAGAAACCAAGATTGTAAAAATCAAAGGAAAGGAATATACGGTAAAATTTCCTAATGTGGGAGAGTTCTATCGTATTGAAACCAACAAACAGGCATTAGGACGCGGTTACTACAACACCATGCTGTCAAACCGTACCAAGATGGCCCAAATGGCACTTGATGTGATTGATATTGAAGCTACGCTGACGGTAATCTGTCCGAAACTTATAGACGATATCAAGGTTCCCATAAGTGAACTTGGGTTTGCTGATTTCAAGGAATTGCGTGACATATACATGAAAGAGATATTCCCGTTCATTAAGGAGGGATTTGATCTGTTGTCAGACACAGAAAACTGATTCCTATGGCGAATACCAAGGATGAATTGAAAGATTTTATCATCCGTTGGAACACTCGCTTTCCTTATGACAGATATGTCCGCAAGAAACATAACATAGCCTTTCTTTCGGAGGAACATAAGAGCATGTCCTTTTTCGCTTCCATGATGGAATATGAAGAGGATATGCTCTTTTCGGAATTAAGGAAAGGTGACGATGAGGACAAGAAAGTGGAATACATTCCTAATACGGGTGATTGGTTGATGTCTGACTTTGAAGCGACAAGAGGTGAGGTTCAGGAAATAACCAAGAATGATATGGCGATGTTCCGTGAAGAGATGTACAGGATAATGAAAGAGGAAGAGGAAGCCGCCAAAGAACAAGGAAGTAAGGAAGAAAACATAGAGAATTAACGCTATGGCAATTGAAAAGGAAATAAGAATAAAGGCAGATGGTTCCGGGCTACGGCAGTTAAGGGAGGAAGGTCTTGCCATGTACAGGGATCTGATAGGAGGTTCACAGCAGCTTTCGGAGGAACAGGAAAAATCTCTCGAAAAGTTGCGTGAACAATTGCAGGTCATTAATCAGAAGTCAAGTCTTGACAAACTGATAGGGGATATCCGTTCCAGTTATACGGGAGCAAAACATGTACAGGTCATGCCTGACGTTTCCGATGATGTGATACAGGATTCCAGGCAGATTGCCGTAGATAACATCCGCCAGCTTGTTTCCGATATGGCGGATTCTTTTGAGGAAGAATTGAAGCGACAGACGGATGCACGCAGACAAATGGGTGGCGCAATCTCCCCTACTCCCGACCGTACAGAGGAAAAGCCGGCCCCTGGACAGCCGAAAGTCGTTTACGATGATGATGGGAACGTTCAAAGTCTTGAATGGGCCGTTGAACCGCCTGTTGAACAGAAACCAAGAAGAAAGAGGAAACCGAAAACGGAAGCAATCGAGTTCGATGTTGACGGGCAGCCCGTGACACCGCCACCGTCAATTCCTGTTGATACAGAAGGTGTTTCCGCAGGATTTCCGACACCACTTCCCGTGCAGGAAGTTAACCCTATTCAAGTACCTGATTATAGCGATATATTACGTGAAATAGCTGACAACGGAAAACCACGTGATAATGCCCGTACTTCTACCGATCCTGTACAGGAACAAATTGATTTTGAAAGAAAGTTGATGTCAAGACGTGCGGCAGCAGGTCTTACGGGTGACAGTAAAAAGATTGATTCCATATCAAGAACGGTTGATGATTTAAAAGATGATGATATCACACCTATTTCTTCCCAATCACAAGAGGTAACAAATGTTTCTGATACAGGGGGTGAAACCATTAGGAATGAACGTAATGTCCGTACTGAAGTCGTTAACGAAACCAATGTAGAACGGAATGTCAACAATGCCCGTGAAACAGTTGACAATTCACATACCGAAACGAATAATTCCTCTACTATTGAACATATAGCCGAATCAACCCGTAACATAGACAGGAACACGGAAAACATAAACGAAACTGTCCGCAATGTAAGCAGGGTGAATGAGGATATGAAGGCCGAACCCGTATCATCACCTGAATTTAATAGGACAGACGATAGTAACACATCTTCCATCATTTCCTATGATGATAGTGGCATTATATCCTCTATTGAAAAGAATGGTGAGATAATTACAGCGGTAGGTGACAGGATGGTTGGTATGCTTCAATCCCTGTCGGAAGTCACGTCAAAGATACGTCCCGTAATACAACAGGGTAATGCGAAACTAGAATCAATCTACGGTGCCATCGTATCGCAGTCACAGAGATTGGATGATTGGCGGCAAGCTGAATTGGATGCCATAGATGATTTGGGTGACAGGATGGGTGATACCAATGTGGGGGCAGGAGTGAACGTTCCCGATGGTGATACAGGAAGTATCGGCAAATCGGTATTTAAAGGGGTGCTTGGCGGAAACATAGCTTCAATGGTTGCCCAATTCGCCATTGATTCACTTAAAAACGCATGGGAGGTATTTAAACAGCGTGATATACGCAATTATGAATACGACATGCATTCCACATGGGATAACCCTATCCAAATGACAGCCCAGAGGATGAGGGTTGAAGCGCAGAATGAGGGCGATAAGGTAAGATGGATTCCTTTTGTCGGTGAATGGCTAGGAAGAAGAAAGGATGTTGAAGGAGAGGTGGCGGCAGACCGTTTCCTGACTATCATGGACAGGGTGCAGGAAATGGAGCAAAATGTTCTTGCATGGTCACAAACAACGCAGGATTCCATCACGCAATCAATCAGAAGAGGATATAGTGAGGGAAGCTATGCGGCTTCAAGTCTTGGTATGACTGTTGATGAATATATGAACAGACGTGCAGGGTTGTTGCGTGCTTCGGGTGGTGTAATAGGAACGTCGCAGACAGGGGATGTCGAGTACGGGCAACGTGAAGCGGAATCATTGATGGCCGCAGAACGCCTATATGGATTGCAGGGCGTAGATCAATTACAGGGAGTTATGCGTTTTGCATCTACCGAAGACAATATGGTACATGCTTCATCCGTTATCATACGTTCATTTGAACAGGCAATGGCGAAGGTTGCCACTCCGTTTGAACAGATAGCTTCCACTCTTGATGAACACATTCAGACATTCACGGACATTTCCCGTGACGTATTATCCCGTACAGGTGAAACGGATGCAGCCGCAATCGCAGCCATACAGGGCATAGTACGTGAAAGGGGATTTGTAGGAGAACAGGGTGACAGAATATCCAAGGCACTTGCAGGACAGGGTATATCACAGAATGATGTCGCACAGGCTTATTTGCAGCGTGCCATTGTCGAAACGCATCCCGAAGTAAATACGCTTGCCGATGTACGTGTCATAGCCGATGATTTGTCACGACAACCCGAAGTCATAAGAAGGCTTCTGTCCAATTTCCAGGAACAGTTGGGGACAGGTGAAAGTGGATACAACAAAATGCGTGAAATCCTTCCTAATATATTCACAGGACTTAGTGATACCGATATTAAGGAACTAATGGATGAATCACGGCAGATGATACCCGAAGAGCAAAGGACAGGGCAATGGTATGACCTCAACACCCTATTTGATTCCATCATGAAACGGATGGGAGAATTGAAGGAAGCGGAACCCGGCACCATGCAATATGAACGTGAAGCCGCACAAAGGACTGTCGGACCTGTTGAACAGTTGATGGACAACTGGAAAAACAAGATCGGTGGAATGGCTACGGAAGAAACCCTTGGTTCTATAAAGGAACTTCTTGAAAAACTTTATGAAGCCGTTAAGCCGGATATAGGAACAGGTCAGGAGATTGCCAATGCGGTTGAAGATAAGGTTGGACGTTACGATAGAAACGTATATGACGGTCCGGCAACAACGAATCCGGGTGTATGGAGTTTGTCACAGGAACAGATGGATGCAGTAAGAGCGTTCTTCGGATTGAAATCTGCAATAGATGAAAATACAAAAGCCTTAAAGCGTAAGAATATGGCAATGACGGGAGCTGCAATAAACAATGTTGTTGCGGCAGAGAATCAATAATTGAATTTGCTTATTGCCAAAAGAGGGAGAAAATCATTCTCCCTCTTCCTTTATAGGAACTTTCTTTCAAAATCCTGTTTCCATTGCAGTTCCTGAAAGAAATCCTCCTTAATCTTTTTCTCTGTTCTTCCAAGACAGTGAAGCATCAATATTGCAAACACAGGGGTCATAAAGATGGCGCATACTGTCCATATAAAAATATCCCTTCCTAATTTTTGTGCCAGTTTGCTTGTTTGACAAACGAAGATAATGTACACTACCATACACAATACGAACCACAGTCCGCTAAACAATACTACATCATTTGTATTCATACCCATAATATTTAAAAAGTTTTACATATAATTGTCATTGTCATAATCACTATCATACCAAGGATATACAGGATAACACTGAATTTTATCCCAACCCACAATCCATAGAAGCCCCACCATATAACTGAACGGTCTTTTTGCTTCTCTTTCCTGTTATTTTCAGTATCTTTGTTCATAATCGTTAGTTTAATTTGTTGGTGCAAATTTAAACTATTTCATTTAAACTTGAAATAAAATTTAAAGAATTAACATTTAATTAACATATAATCGTTATGGCAGAACAGGATAAGGAATATCTTTCCGTCATTACATCCACAAAAATAGAGGATGTTCCTGGATGGATTGAAAGTTACCAAAAGCGTGTTCCGAAAGATCAGGAAAGAAAATACACTCCTGAAAAGTTTTGGACGGAGTGGAAAGACGAGAAACTGAATAACAACAACACCAATTTGGAAGTTGTGTGGAATACCTATGACGATATAGAAAAGGTGAAATATAAGGATGCTTATGATGCAAAGGCACTTCCGTTCATAAAACCGCAGACCACCGTAATATTCAAGGGTGACGGGTTCGAGCGCAGGTCATTCCCTGATTATCCTAATATGGATTCCGTGTTTGAGAATATGGATGTGAAACCTTATTATTCGGCACAATACCTTGAACTTGTGGGAGATGATAAGTTTATAAGATCACAACAGGTATTAAATTCTGATTTCATTGAAACAGGAATGAGCCTTCTTACAATGCGTGCGAATTGTCGTGTGTACCTATATATGGTGTCACTTGACAAGGTTGTTGATATTACTCCCCTTGTAATATCATTGAATACATGGAAAACAAGAAAGACAGGTTCATTCTCCATAACGGTTGCCCCCAACTATAAATCGGTTCTCATGGATACAGGCGGTTCCATTGTGGAACAGTATGCGCAAATGTCGGGAGGGAAATATCAGACCAAGAGTTTCCTTGAAAAATTCGTGCAGTACAATGATACGGTGTTTATCAAGTTTGAAACATTGGAACTTGAAGAATGGGAGGATCTGCAATCAACAGAGGAAATGGATCTTGTCATACAGAACAACAAGCCCGGAGAACTGTACTGGGATATGATAGGATTCGTGGACAACTGTCAGGTATCTTATGATGGACTTGACAACATCACGTCCATAGAAATAACAGGAATGGATATGTCAAAATTCTTTGATGAAGATGGTGATTGGTTCCTACCGTTACAGACAGTTTCCAAGGCACTTAATTACAGCTACAATGCCGAAAGTACACAGCAGAGGAATCCTATAACAGGAGAATACGACTTCCTGTGGAAACTTGACTTCAAGAAAATGAAGGAATGCGTGTGGTGGATAATAAATGTAATGTCACATGTAAGAGCGACAAGGGGGACCATATTCGATAATTTCCCTGACAAACGTTCAAGTGACGAATCAGTGCCTGGACAAAAAACAGACAGTCCGAAGGGTGTATGGCAGATACTGAAAGTCTATATGGATTCGGAACTTGACAATCTTACGCTTTGTGACCGTGGCATAGCCAATCCGGGAGGAACAATGACCGAATATATGGACAAAGTATGTCAGTTCCCGTTTGTGGAATATTTCTTTGACACCTATATCAACGATATAAACCTTGTTGTACGTAGACCGCCTGTTACGAAAGCCGCAATAGAGGAAGTGTTCAGCAGTAATACATATGTTACCATAGATGCTTCAAACATCATTTCACAGTCACTTTCCTATGACGACAGATTCTATTCATGGTATCAGATAGATATAGGAAACTCATGGCTGGGTTCAGACCAAGGTACTGTACGTACATTCATTCCTATTGTGTCAATTCCTGAATTTGCGGAGATGTGGGGTATGCGACAGTTAAGGATGACAGATATTTATTTGCAGGTTACGGATGCCCATGGCCCGGATGCGGTTCCTATCATAAGCAATTTCCAGCTTGCATGTCTGACAGACCTTGTGTTCCTTATTGAATCCAATATGTATCTTCCGTTCACAAGAAGGGGTACGATAACCATTGTAGGTGACAGACGGATAAAGGTAGGTACATTTGTGAAGTCGGAATTTTCCAATGAGTTCTTTTACGTAACAGGTGTTACACAAAACCTGCAATTCTCCACTGACGGAATACAGAGAACAACAACGTTGAATGTGGAAAGGGGAATGTACGTTCCTATTCTTGAAGGAAGTTCGCTTTCTGATGTGAACAAGAAACGTACCGACAATTCCAACGGTTCAAGTGGGGTAAAATCCTATTTCGATATAGTTGACCTCAAACCGTTACGGGATATGGTACAGGAAGTGAAGCAGAAGAAAGAGGAAGCCAAAACAATTGCATCATGGAAAAATGAAATACATGTCAAACAGGACGTATTCGATTTCTTCGTGCAACGCAAAATGTTTGGTGAATAACAGGCGATTCCTTATTTTTGTGATAAAAGGAGAATGTAAATGAATAGCAGAGGAAAATACAGGGCACTGGCAAATTCACTTGACGGGATGAATATAGGATATATAACCATCCCGACAGGATGTGAACGCAAGGATTTCATTGACACTTGCATGAGAAGGTGTAAGGTGATGGTGTATTTTGACGGTGGCGTATTCAAGCAGGATGTTCCTATTACCCGTGAAGCATTGAACAATATTACGTTTCCTGATGCTCCGGGAGAATTGGGAAGCCCTGTGGTGGTTATGTCGAACAGATACACCAACGCTTCCATTGTTACAGGAACACTTGTGAATGAAACGGAAACACCTTCTGGATATGAGAATACGATCCAGTTCAGAAAGATTATCAACGGTGTTTCCTGTGCTGTTACGATTGACCCGACAAACAATCATATAAGTCTTGATGTTCAGAGCAAGGGTGAGGTATCGGTGGATGTGAATGCAACAGGAAGTGAAGCTGCAAAAATCAACCTCTATTCCACGGGTAGCGTGAATGTAAAGGGGTGCAAGAAGATTGAATCAACCTCTTACAAGGAACATATAGAGAATCTGAAAAACCCCAAACTGCCAAAGGAAAAGTTGGATGATGAGGTGTATGAGATAAAACATGACCTTGAACAACTTTCCTACAAGCAGATATATGGTGACGATAAGATAACAAACTCAATCCTGTTCAACAAGGATAAGTTTGAACTTGTACAGAATACCAGCAAACAGACTGTCACCATTACGGATGATAAGTTTGAAATGACATTTGGTGAGAACAATGATTTTATCCGAATGACAAAGGATAAGATTGAAATAATGTCGGGAAAGTTGGTTGAAATAAACGGAGGAAAGAATAGAGGGGTACTTAACATTGCACAGTTTGAATCATTCATACAAGCGGTGGCAAAAGACCTTCTTGCAGCCATGTCCGGCTCACAGGTATCATCATGGATGGCTAGTGAAATGCCCAAGATGGAAGATAAGAATTTTACACATTGATGTTATGGGAAGTCTAGGAATATCAAAGGAAATGATTGTCCGTGCCAAATTCAAGGATTATATAGCCACATTGGGTGACAAGGCGGACGATTTTGTAAAGGGAATGACGGATGCGGCCGGAGATGCACTTCAAGCAAAGATAGATGAAGCGGACCAACTGTATGATTCGATAAAATCCTCTGTTGAAAACATATCCTCTACTATCGGAGGTTCGGCAGCGAAGGCGGTTGCGTCAATGGAAACCGTGAACACATCCGTATCAACAACGATTACAGGTACTGCCGGACCATACCCTGTAACAGGAGCAGGATCGGGAGCGGGAACAGGGGCAACCACTTCCACCAATGGAGCAAAAGCATCTTTGAGTGGTACGGTTGATGGAATGAACAGTGCAATAACCATGGCACAATCCTCTGTAAAACAGCTTTCGGGTCTTGTTACACAAATGAGTATGCAGGATGTGGCAGGAGGTCTTGTTTCAGGACTTGATTCGGTTTTAAGTGGTGCAAGTTCTGCATTAAAGGCGGCAAAAGCACTTCTAGGATGATATTTTAATGAGAAACAAATAATGGCAAGTAGTATTGTAAATACAATAGTCAATACAGCGATAGAAACCGCAAAAACGGCCGGGAAATCGCTTCTTGCGTCAAAATTCCCCACGGATTTTGAGGTGTATCTTTGTGCGCTTGAATTGACTGACGATAAGGGTAATACGATAGACTATTTCACCTTCCCCATACAACCCGATTCCATTTCGGTAACGGAAAGCAAGAATACGACAGTGCAACAAACGGCAGGAGGTCTTTCAGTGTTATCCTCTACTGCCTTTGTTCCCAAAAACATAACCATAAGAGGAAATTTTGGTAGACAGTTCAAGATTATGTTGCAGACAGGTGTAACCATATCAGGTTCTGCATTTTCCATATCAGCCGGGAAACGTGCCCTCTATCAGTTAATGGGGAAATCCAATGGATTGAAGTCTGTTTCAATAGATCCTTCGGGAACAGTGAAGAACGGGTTCGGATGTATCAAGATAATGCAGTCTATCATAGACAAGAGTAATGGAGTGAGTGATCAGACAGGAAAACCGTTCAGACTGTATTTCTACAATCTTGCATTAGGGGAATCCTACATGTGTATCGCACCGCCCAACTGCCTTAACTTTTCCCAAAGCATGAACAGCAACATGATATGGAACTATCAGTTAAGTCTTATGGGTGTTGCTCCATTGGAAGCCGTGCAGGGTGCACAGAACAAGACGAAGAAGGCATTATCTTCGGGTTCGATACAGAAGGCAGTATATGATATTGCCAACGTGATAAGAAATAAACTGTAATGATATGACAGATACCACCGCATACGACAGATTCAAACAGGCCACGGGATATGATATAAAGGCTTTTTTTGAGGAATTTGTGAATTTCTCGAATACATACTATGCTTCCATCGTTACCTATTATCAAGGAGGTGAGATGGTTCCCGAAGCCTTTTCGCAACTTGACGATATGGAAAGGAAAGTCAAGATTATCGAGCCGTTGTTTTCTCTGAACAAGACGGTTCTTGACGATATATCCATGTGGGATATTCTTGACGATTTTACAGAGGTACAGACAAAGATATGGACTATCAAAAATTCTGCAAGATGGTTACGTTCTGCCGAAGTTGACAATACCAACTCGATACAGATAACCACACGTCTGTCACCTAATCAGACATTTGAGGATATGTCCTATAAACGTGGTGACGGCAATCCTGAAGATGATTGGTTGAATATTGCGACACGCCAATATATCATAGAGGAAGATTATACTCCCGAAAACGGTTCCAAGAATACGTTCCATGTCAATTTCAAGAACTCCGGCACAAACTCCGTTGACAGCGTAATAGATACATTGTCGGGCAAGAATGTGTTGGGGAAAGATATTACAACGGATTTTTCCATTGACAACAATGACCTTAGAACAATACGGGAAGAGCCTTGCATGGTACAGGCACTCGATATCATATCCACTGCAATGAAGGGTTGTATTCCTGAATTTCCCGAATACGGCCTTCCTAATGAGTTTGTAGGAACAACGCTCAATGCCATACAGTATGCTTCACTCTACAAACATCTTCTGAATATGTTCCAACGTGACAGCAGATGGGTATCTGTGGAACTTCTGAATCTTAAGTCTGAAAATGATGCCGTGTTCCTGGAGGTGAAGGCAACCTCTGTCGGCAATCAGGAATTTGTACAGAAAATAAAGATATAACTTGAATTAAAAATATAATCGTAGTAAGAAATGATTACAAAAGTAAACAACGGTATTTCTACTCTTAAAAACCTCTTTTTAGAGGTTTTGATTGATCAGACATCGAAGATAAGCAATGTTGCTGACGGTTCGGTGGTCAACGCCATTGCATTTGGTGTAGGTAAGGTGGCACAGAAGGCAATCAAGGATATTGCCATTGTGGAAGCACAGTTATTCCCTGAATATGCCACAGGTGATTATCTTGACAAGTCGGCAGCTTTGTTTGGTGTAAGTCCAAGAAAGAACGCTCTTGGTTCGTCCACGTATGTACGTGTATATGCCGAACCGGGAACAAGGTATGCCGTTGGTTCTACTTTTATCAGTAAATCGGGTGTGCGTTTTGAAACGGATGAAGCACTTACCGTAAATGAATCGGGTTACGGATATGTTCATGTACGAAGCACCATTACAGGACTTGCGTCCAATGTGGAAGCAAACAGCATTGTCCAGATTTCCCCACGTCCTTTAGGACACATTGAATGTACGAACGAATACTATGCCATTGGCGGACGTGACTATGAGGATGATGAAACATTCCGTAAACGTATCAGAAACAACGGTAACAGATATTCCCAAGGCACGATGGAATATTGGACACAGGTATTCCAGGAAGCTGATGATAGGGTATTGAAGGTGATGAATGTCGGTCTTGGAGAGGACGGAAATACCTATATCTACCTTGTTACACAAAACGGTGTATTGTTTACGGAAGATGAATTGAGCGTACTTCTTGAAAAAGTGAAATCAAAATTCTCCATTTCCGAAATTGACCTGAACGGAGACGTAATCGGAATATGTCTACGCAATGCCAAATGGATGATTGTAGGAGGTGAAACAGGTATAGACTTCCGTGTGGAACTTAGTTCGAAATATCAGACAGCCGAAGTAAGACGAAATATTCAAGTGGCATTGACCAAATATCTTGACTTCCGTTTTTGGGATGCAGGAAAGACGGTTCAGTGGGATGATTTGCTCTCTGTTGTGAAAAATGCGGAAGGTGTGAAATATGTTCCCGATGAATACTTCAGTCCAAGATATGATATGGAAGTTCCAATCAATCAGCTTCCAAGAATACAGGGATTCAGAATGAGGAATTTACAGGGTAATATCCTGTATGATTCAAACCAAACACTTTCGTCCTATTTCTATCCTGCAAGTGAGGGGGATAAGATTGTGTCACAGATAGGAACAGGCATTACCTATCTTGCATCATTCAAGGTTGTAAACACAAGAAACAATCCTGTTCCTGATGCGACAATCTCTATCGGAAACTCTGTTATCACAACTGACAGTAAGGGTACGGCAAACATTCTTCTTGAAAACGGAGAATACAATTATACGCTTACCAAGATGAATTGGGTGACACGCACAGGACAGTTCGTTATTTTGAATCAGCCCGTATATATCACAATCAATGATTTCTACGCTATCCCCTATAACGTAACATTCAAGGTGATTACAGGTCTTAATCCTGTTGACGGTGCACTCATTACAATCAATGGTGAGGAACACACCACAGGACCGGATGGTACGGCTGTCGTGTCATTGGAACCGGGTAGTTATGCCTATACGATAGAGAAAGTCAACTATCAGACCATTACAAACGGATTGAGCGTGCTTAATCAGGATATTCTGATTGAAGAGGAAATGTTTGTGGAAACGATGAAGGTAAATTTTGCCGCAATAGACAAAATGAATCAGATATTTGTTCCCGATGCAGTCATTTCTGTCCGTAACATGACCACCAAGACAGATCTTGAAGGACAGGCTTCCATGCCGTTACAGATAGGAAGTTATGAACTTGATGCGGTCCGTGACGGTTACTTGCCTTTCCACAGAGAATTTGATGTTGACGCACGCATAGACAATTGTGTGCTTCTTGAAATGGAAAGCACACCCTATCAGATAACATTCACTGTCATTGATATTGAAACGAACAAGGTCATTCCTAACGCTTCATTGCAAGTCAACAATCAAACCTATCTGACGGATGAATCGGGTCAGACAATCGTTTCCCTTGTATCGGGAACATGGGATTTTGTCGTATTCAAATCCGGCTATCTGAAATACAACGGAACTGTTGTTGTGGATGGGGCAAGCAAATCGGTTCTTGTACAACTTAGTGTTGCATATTACAACTATTATCTTGTATTCCGTGATATTGATACAGGAGATTACTTGCAGGGTGTACAGGTAACTATCCGTGGAAAGATATATATTTCTGATGTGAACGGGCAGATTGTCGCAACACTTCCTAACGGTTCATACGATTATATTGCAAGAAGGGCGAATTACAAGGACAAGTTAGGTACCATCACTGTACAGGACCAAGACGATAAGGAAATCGTCTATATGGAGGTACGTGACAGTATCAATACGATTACCGTACTTGACTACCTTTCAAACAATCCGATAGAGGGTGCAAGTGTGAAGGTGTACAACAAGGGTACAGGTGAAATGATTCAGGAATTGTTCTCTTTGTCAAATGGTGTATGCCAGTTCTCGGCACATTCGGGAGAATACTATCTGATTGCAAGCCATCCCGATTATATTGACACACCGCAGCTTGACTTCACTCTTGAACGTCTGAAAGACATGACAATGAACGTTCTCATGGACAGACGTACAAAGACCTCTATCTTTGAGATAGACGAGATTGTACCAAAAACATCATCATCTCTTGATTCCGATGAGGAAGCTGCCACAGCCAATCCCATTACCAATGGCATAAGTATCAAGGTAATAGGTCTGCAATGGGTGTCAACCAATAAGTTTGAAACCGCCACAAAGACCTATGCAATCAGTGCAAACGGACAGGTGACAGTTGATATTCTTCCTCTTGCCGAATACACGATAGAGTTTGTTGACAAAGGGTTCTACAATCAGGATTCAACCAAGCATTCATGGAAAATGGATGTTGCAACAGACTTTTTCAGATGGACCGTAACCTGTATTAAAACATTGACTTTCAATGTGTTACAGAAAAACTCAAACCTTCCTATCGAAGTGGAGAACGGGCCGGAGGAATATCCTAAAATTGCCGTTACAGGACAGTCACGTCCTCAAAGGATACGGGTGGATGCACTAGGGGCATCCACATTCTATGTTTCTCCCGGAACACTTGATACGGTCACAACACAGGTAGATCACATAACACAGAATAACGAACTTACATTTACAACACCTCCTACTGTCGCCAAGACAATCTATCTTGACTATCCCGAATTGACATGGAAGATGGATATTGACGCAGATTTCCCTGTATCAACCAAGGCAGTAGGATTGATTGTAGACATTCACAGACAGCTTGTTCCCGAATATGTGTTCACAGGTATTACAGATGCGGACGGACAGTTTGAATCGGACGGTAAACCCGAAATGTATCCCCTGGCACCCGGATACTATGTTTATGAATGGGGTTCGGATGGCAACGATTCCGATTGGAAGTCTAATACCGAACGTATCTATTTCCCTGTCGGACATCAGAAACCGACCGAGTTCATTACGGACACCGCATTAAGAAAGGTTACGGAAAATAAGGGGTGGACGCTGGTACGCAGATATGCGGTCCGTGACGGAATCGCACCGCAAGTGGAATCACCGCTTCCGGCGAATATACCGTTCGACATCTATGCGGACAACCAGTTGCTTCTTTCCAATCAGAAGGTGAACGCACAGGGTCAGATTTCGTTCGACACGTTCGCAGGGGTAAGATACAAGTTCCAGTTCAAGGAGAACTACAACATATTCTATGCGGAAATAGCACATGTAGTCCTTCCTAATGAATTGACGGGAGGAAATTTGCAAATAGTAACAACACCGCTTATATCCCATGCCATAGCATACAACAACGTGATATACCCGTCACAGGCCATCAATACAGTACAGAACCTTACGGTGGAACTTGACACATCCAACGCTGCACTCAAACAATCGGCAGCAACGGCAACACTTCCTAAGGATATATGGCTATCTCCCAATGAAATGCGTCTGACGGGTGAACTAAAATACTTCACCAACACTCCCAACGTGTTCAATCCATATGATCATATAGGAGAAGAAGATGTGGAAAGGATAAAATTGGATTTCACGGCCAAGCAATATAACATTCCTGTAAAACTTACGGAATCGATTACAGGAGGTATTGCGGCAAACTGTCCCATAACTATTGTTTCCAAATGGAATCCCGGCATCAAATATACGGCAACAACGGGCAGCAATGGTACTGTAACCATTCCTAATGTATATTACGGAGATTATACTTATACACTTGGCGGGAATGCCGTATATGAACAGAAAACAGGTGAGGTATCGTTTCCCGTGAATGGTGTGGAATCGCCTCTTGCAACATGGACAAACTCGGTAACATACAATACGGGCGATGTGACGGTCAATATGAAATGGCAGTACAGGGAAGGACTTGTTGTCAATCTCAACGGTGGTTCGTTCTCGTTCCAGCAGGGGGATGGTGAAGCAAAGACATTTACGACTGATGCAAGCGGAAACGCCACCATCAGCGTTGTTATCGGATTGCCCGTCAACTTCACGTATAAGAACAACAACAACCTTATCGCCACCAATCCGACATTCTCGCATACGTTCGGTGCAGTAGGAGAATCCTATTCATATACCCTTATATCCAAGGTGTACACGCAGAAGATTATTGTAACGGAAAAGAATACGGGTGACAAGGCAGACGATTGTCATGTTATCCTCACGCACCAGCTTAATTCATCCATCAAGTTCGATGTACGTACAGGAACGGACGGCACCGTCACCATACAGAATGTTCCTTCCGGACCTTACAACTGGACGGCAGGTGAGAATGTTACGTATGACAGTGTGTCGGGAACAACCGTAATCCCCATCGGTGGCGGAGCAACATCCAATGACCTTAACATACAGGTTGTATATAATACAGGGCAGGTGTCACTGGAAATATGGACAAAAATCCCGGGATTCGGTGATCAGACAAACGGTAAGATACAGCCAGGACTTGCCGTTACTGTCACACAAGCAGGGAAACAGCTTTTTTCCGGCGTGATCAACGAACAGGGAAAAGTGTTCTTCACCGCATCACTGGAGGTTCCTGTTACATTTGAACTTCCCGATTCGGCAGAAATATGGACAGGAAGCATCCCTGCACACACCTATCATGCAATAGGAGAGAATTACAAGGTTCTTCTTACAAGAAAGACGGGTACGGCCACCATAACCGTAAACAACTCCACAACGGGCGGAAAGGCGGCTTCCTGTCCTACAAGCATGTCACAGACATTGAATGGTGTTACTGTATCATTTTCAGGAACAACAAACGCATCGGGAGTATGGACCGTACCTAACGTTCCTCTTTCGGGTGGTAATTATGTGGTCAAGGCAGGAGGAAACAATATATTTACTTCCGCTTCGGGTAATATGCCAAGTAGAACTACTTCCATGTCAATTACCCTTTCGGTTGCATACCAGCAGGCGACATTCAACGTTACGGTTCGTGAGATTGTTCCGGGATTCGGTGATCAGACAAACGGGCAGTTGCTTGGAGGCCTAGGTTCGTTCAATGTGACACAGAACGGTGCAACCAAGCAATATACGGCAAACGGAAGCGGTGTATTGACCATACAGGGATATGTAGGACTTGCGTTCTCCATACAGATACCCTATTCGGGTAACTATTCCAACGGTACACAGTCATGGACACCTGCAAATACAGGTTCATCCGCCACATTGAAGTTTACGATAAGCAAGAAAGTACGTCTTACGTTCACCAACAGCATATTCGGTCAGAATGTTACAGGCGTTACGGTATCGGCAACAGGCGCAACCGCCACACAGACATATAACAGTAGCGGTAACAATTATGTGGATGTATATGTAGGAGCAAGACAGATTTCTGCAACCGCATCACGTGCCGATTACAACAATAAGGCAACAGCCATATCCCAAACATCGGGAAATCTTGGTGTCGCAATGGAACCCGTCAAATACAACGTGACAATAACCGTCAAGGACGGTACATGGACGGATTGGGTTCAGAGTATAAACGGTGCGACGGTAAAACTTACCTCAACAAGAAAAAACACCGTTACCTATTCGGGAACGACAAACGCGAGCGGGCAGGTTGTGCTGAACGTCTACAAGACATCTCCTTATACGGTAAATACATCAGCCACCAATTTCACGGCTGCAAGCGGAACTCTTGGAGAAAATGCGACAGCACTCACAATCAACATGAAGCGCATATCGTTCAATAAGACCGTTACCGTACAGGTAGGAGGGAAGAACATTACGAACACGGCCGTAGAAATGATGTGTTGTGAAAACCATAAGATATTGTTCAACAGTAATACAAACGGTTCAGCACAGTTCACAGCCACCTATTATCAGGGATTACATTACATAAGCCGCATAAAACCGTGGTCAACAGCTTTCACTGCGGGAGGAATCACTTCCCAAAATTATCAGGAAATACGGTTCACCATACAGAACGGATGGAACAACGGTTCGGCAATAAGTACCGTATGGTGGAACGGAACACAGAAATTCAGCCATACTCCGGGTGGAATCACATCGGGAAACCGACTTATCTGTACGTTAAGGGTGAAGGTGTCGGACGGTTCAGTCACCTATCATGAAACACGTGACACGGCCACATGGGTGAACTGGATAAAGGCGAACCTTACGACAGGCGGCTATATCGCAATCGTCCATACCGTATGTTACAAGACGCAGGGATTCGCCCTGAACGCTTCGGAAGCGAACAGCATTGTCAATATGGGTAATTTCGGACAGTGCTCTATTCCGGGATGGTGGACACTGGGAGGAAGATATGTGTTCGTCCTTACCAATTCCTTTTCCGGCAGCGGACAGAACACGGGATGGATGGATCTTGACCTGACAAACGGCACGGTAGGAACATACATAAGAAAGGGTTCCGTATCACCGTTCACCGAAAACAACAATACGGGCGTATGGGGTTACAATCCTACCACATCTGACACGGCAGCATACACATGGAACATCAATCCGGGAACGATAAACGCCAACGGTGGAACATACCCGTACAACCATTTGAAGTGCATCGACGGTTTCAATAGCGGTATCCTTTCGGGTGCGACAGGTGTTGCCACATACTCCATGGGATATCAGACACAGACCACAGGCTCATTGGCGGACAACGGTGAGTGCTGGGGAAAGATGCTTCCCGGAAACGTGTCATGGTCTGTTTCCAAATCCGGGTACCTGTCCGCTTCCAAGGGTGCTGTCGGATTGTGGACATCACGTTACCAGGAAATAACGCTTGCCAGACAAGGTATGTTTGTGAAAATGACATTCAGGGATACGGCACAGAACACGACAGCCCCTGCGGGCGTTGCCGTCCAGATAACGGGTACGGACGAGAACGGTGCGTCAATAGGAACCATAAATCTTACAACAGACGCTTCAGGTTCGGCCACCTACAATGCGAAACGGTTAAAGCAAGGATCGACCGTGACATGGAAATTCAATTACAATTATGCGACCGTGGGATGGTTCGATTCGACAGGCAGCTTTACTTTACCTACAAGCATCCCCTCCGGCGGCACATACGCTGTCACCCTCTCCGTAGACCGCATCGGTGACGGAACACCCTGGGTGGAGGAGAGGAGGTTTAAAACCGACAGCATTTGGACTACGGGTTTATCATCCTTAAGTGAGTATACATCCGTTTACCCAGTCCAGGACATATACAGACGAAATATATGCGCAATCGGGCCTGCTCCTTTCGGAACACAGGCATCATCCGCCTACAATCCTACCCCATGCCTTATCTTCGCCTATCTGATGATATCAAAATTCGGTTCGGGAAGTTCTTCCGCATGGCTTTACAATCTATATGAATTGTCTTCACAACTTGCTTTTGATCCAAACATATTCACCCTTTATTATAATCCGACAGGTTCCCCAATAACACGTCCGCAGGTGATAGTGGCAGGGAATAGTGTGAACATGATGTGTTCATGGAACCTGACTACCTTCATATATACAGCCGTTTCTTATAGTGACAATACATCACATTCCTTTACCAGCATTTTTGGGTTTCATATATATTACCATACCAATCCGTCCTATTTTATTTTTGCAACAAGAAATAACAGTATTACCATGCAAGGTGACATCGACCATACTGCATGGCCTGCATACCATGCAGGAGTAATGCACCAAAACTTTTTTACTACAACCGCTACGGACCGTAGTGGTTATACGTTTGCCTATGAATATTATTTCATAGCGGAATATAACAGTAATATGTTTGCTAGATTTTATGTTGCCTACGGTTATTTTCAAACGATGAATTATATAGACACTGGTAGCGCTAACCCCATTGTAGCTTCAAGTAATGTGTACAGGTTTGGAAAGGCTCTGACATCATCATACAAATTTTATATGTCACCATGCAATTATTTCACCAACACATCCCTTTTCATAGCGGAAGCCATCATGTATAATGAAAAGGATTATTCGTTTCTGGAAAGCGTAATCAGAAACAGGGATATGTTCCAGTCGGTCATATTCTACAATATACTAAAGACACAGACTGTATCCGGGATGTACATCCATCAGTATTTTTTCAACAATCTCTACGGTATTTATGCCACATTAACAAAACCCGTATCGGGAATTACGGGAAGCGGAGCGAATGCCCTGTTAGGATTGCAGTTGTGCCATCCGTTTCAGCCGGATAATACCATGACAACCCTGAATCAGTACATCACATCGGATTGCAACGATTGCATAGAGTATTATAATACGGGAACACTGGTAAGCGGAAACGTGTACAACAATTATATATTTGCACACAACTTCACAGGCAACAAACCGAACTTCTACCTGTTCCTTACCCTTACCGAATTCAAGAAGGATGTGTATATCAACAATTACTCGGTATGGCAGATGGGAAGCATGGGTGTGACCGATCTGTCGTCACAGTCACCATGGAACACCCTTCTATCGGGTTACGGGAATTTCAAGTCCGTATGGAGGGTTCAGGCAAACAGCGATTTCTCGAAAATCCTGATATATATGATAAACCTTAACAATTCACAAAGGATTGGTTTGGCAAAAAATCCGGAAGGTGGAGAAGTTATCATGTACTCATCATCCAATTACTGTACCCTTGACGGAATAATAGCCGTACAAAAGGTTTCAGGTGGAACATATAAGGTAATTAGCAACCTCAATATGATAGGATGGACGGATGCAATGAGGAACAAGATCATAGGGAAACCTGTTGCCTGCATGGGATTCACGTCACGAAGACCTGCTTCCTTTGTTTCCGCAAGCAACCCCAACGGAGATGTGGATTCAAGCAAAATCGTGAACGATGATACAAAGAAAAGGCTTATAGAACAGTTCAACGTACCCGAAAAGCATGCCGTTGTCATTAACCATACACTATCCGTTGTAAACAACATGTATCTGAAACAAAGTGCCGTAAACAGGGATTCAGGTGCCGATCTGATGACAGAGTTCATCATAAAGTTTTAGGAAGGATTATAACCCTATCGGAAAATCAAAAACCGATAGGGTTACTTCTTATTTAATCTTGTGTATTAGTCGGTTCGGCAAATTTAACATCCCATACGGTCATGAATCTGCTTCCGTCTAATGTCCCATCCCATGCAGTAACCTTTGAATAATACGTTCCAAAACTTACAATCTTCTCATTGATCACAACAGCATGATGGTTGGTTACACTACCAAATACATTTCCTGTTTCCTGGACAAGAAAATCCTTTTTCTTGTTGATAGGATGCCTTACGGTAAACGCCATTTGATACAGATAATGGGATGCAAGTGACGAAATAAATGCCGAACAAATGTTAAATCTTTAAATTTTGGATGATGTTTGTTTGTAATCTTAAAATAAAACTTTATATTTGTACCATAAAACTTTAAATAATTTAAATATGGATACAGTAAATATAAGTGTTTTGGCTGGCCACGTGAACGTTGTATCTGCTATTCACGACAGACTTTATGTATGTATAAATGCCGATAAGAACGATCTGGTAAATGAGGTGATTTCTGAATGTGGCGGACAATATATCCTGTCAAGAATGGAACAGAACGAGATAATTTCCTATCTCGAATCATTAGGATATAAAGTCGAGTGATATGGATTTGAGAGAGAAAATAAAAATGAAGGTGGCTATGTCCTATCCACAGATACATTGGACACCATGTGATATGCCGGAGGTCATAAAGCAGATAAAGGTAACACCTGATACGATAATTGCCACTACTGATTATTACAATGTATTTACTGATGATGGCATTGAACATGAAAGAGTGTATCGTGAATATTATAAGGATAGTGGATGGAGATGGGTAAATAGCTATGCTGATCGTGACCATCGCTATATTGACGATAGTAAGGTTGTTGCATTTATAAAAGCATTATAATAACTATGAATAAGGTAGAAGTAGGAACCCTTGACGAGAACGAACTGTTTGAACACAGGGGAGTAATATACGAAGTTTTATACAAGACGGATTATTGTGTCCGTTGCCAATACCCGAATGACAAATACCGTTACCGGGATAAATGGAAGTATCTATATACCGAGTTTAGTTTATGGACAAAAGTGAACAAATTATGAAAACACTGGTTTTTGATGTTATGCTTGACGGGCGGTTTGTACATACGTTCAGATATCAATATTGCCCGTTGTTCCCAATAGACGAAGAGGAACTGGAGAAGTTTGTCACTGACAGGCTTCCTACGTTAAAAGGAAAAGATTTTAAAATAGTATTTTGATATGAAACAGACAGTAGAAGAAGCAGCAAGAGAAAATATCCTGTTTAATCACAGGACAGTTGACAGAACTTTGTTTGGTAAAGATTTGGCAAAGTTTGGAGAGATGAATTTCGTTCAAGGTGCCGAATGGCAGTCGAAGCAATCGCCTTGGATAAGTGTTAAGGAACGGTTGCCGGAAAAGGATGGGTATTACTTTGTTACTGACGGTGATGTCGTTGAGAAAGTTTATTTCTTTGAAAGATGGAATAAGTTTACGTCAACTAGGGATTACCCTCATCTATTTTACGATGAAGGCGTAATAAAAGCCTGGCTTCCTATTCCGTCTTTCGACGATATACTCGAAGCCAACAGGGATGTACTTGAACGGATTAAAGAGAAAGGAGATTGACTAATGAGATTTATATTAATTATACTTATGATAATCATGTTATTATCTTGTAAAGATGATATAGCTGGTCCTTTAAAAGGTGGAACGATTATTACTGTTAAAGGAGACACTATTAAGTTTTATGGAGGAACGTTGACTTATAGCGTATTTGGAACTAGAGGTATTAGGAGTATTGCAATTAATGATTTAAAGGAGAAAGGAGATTAATATGTATATAGCAAGAGACAAAGATGGGACACTATGTGTCTTTTTTTAACAAACCCATTAAGATTGACTCATCTTTATTTCCCGAAGTAAAATGGGAAGATGAAGAGCCGACAGAAGTTGAATTGGTAAAGAAGGAGGAATAATTATGAGTATATTTACGTTAGAGGAAGTGAATCAAGCGATCAATATGGCAGTTGACGAAACATCTAGAAAGGCAGTTGAAGTTCTTTCGTCTGTATTGGACAATTGGGTACATGGCGGTGATGCAGATTGTATCATTGCGGAGTTTGAGGAAAAGTTAAATGAAGCAATTAATGGATAAAAGATGATGGGTGTATAGACAAGCAGATTGCGAAACGCAGAAAAAGGAATAAGAACAGTAAAACACATAGAAAAATGAAAAAGTACGAGGTTTTATTTTGCGATATGGACGGGACGTTAATAGAAACTGCAAGCGGTGAGACGTTCCCGAAGGGTATATGGGACATGAAATTTAAGTTTGATGTTCTGGATGCAATAAAGAATTTGAATCCCAAAGAAATCTTTATTGTGACAAATCAAGGAGGGATAGAAAAGGGTCTGTTTCCGGAATCATTCATTTATGTAAAATGTGAGTATGTGAGTTACAGTATAATGGATTATTGCAACATTGATACGCGTTTTAAGTATTGCGGAAGCAATGACAGAAGCAACCCTATGAGAAAGCCGAATGCCGGAATGCTTGAAGAACTTTTTGATAATTATAAGACATGGAAAGATTGCAGTTTGGAGGTAGAAGATTGTCTAATGATTGGTGATGCAAGCGGCCTTGAAGGGCAGTTTTCGGACAGTGACAAGAAAACAGCCGAGAATTTCGGTATATACTATATGGATGTCAGCGAGTTTGTAAATGTTTATGGGAAAGGAGATTGAAAATGAATGAAAGTAAAGTTCTTTTGTTTAAGAAGGTGTGTTATGATGTCGGAACACGTTTTTCTTTTGTTGTAAACGGTAAGATTGTTGAGGCGGTTATAAGTGATGTAATGATTGATTATCATAAAAACATCAATTATGAAAAGCATCTTGTAAGGTATCATTTTTGCACTATGGATAAACATACATTCGATGAGTTTTCGGAAAGAGAATTGGAAGATATGATACATAGAGGGATTGTTTTATATATTGAGTAATTGAAAAACCATGAAAGGAAATATATTTGACAAAATAAGAAAAGCATCTAATAAATACATAGAGTATATGATTGCTTGTGATGATATAACCAAAGAAGCACAAAAACATATAGATTGGGATGATAATGTTTCATGTGAATATTATCCGTCTGATGGGATATGTATAATGATAGACGAGCATGTTTGTTATGCTAATACATTCTTTGACTTGGTAGAAGAATCAGAAAACGGTATGATTGATAGGAAAACGTATATGAGAAATTGTATTTGATTATGGAAGTAAAAAACGGAATAATAATTGATGGGGTGCTGCATGAATTAGTATTAATGCAGAATAGTTCACCATGTGACAATTGTAGTCTACAAGAACAATGCAGAATGGATCGTCCCTTGTGTAAAGTAATTGCTGGATATTATAACTCTGATGAACGTTTTATTAATTGTGGTAAAGTAACTGATATTAAGATAATTAAGGAGGAATAAATTATGTGTAATTCAATAGAATGGGGCAGATGCGAAATATGTGGAAAAGAAACCCAGTTGGAACGTACTTATTTTTACTATCCAATTCATTGTGAATGTTGTGGCAATAAGGAAAACAGACATTTTGAAATGATAAGACATTGTAAAAAATGTCCTGCCCCTATGCCTAAAGAAATACATCCACTATGTAAGGCAATGGACGGTAAGACTTATCATGCGAGTGTTTCCAATATGCTTCCCATTGATATTCATGGAGAGTTTGTTATAAATGAGCGAATAATTAAGGAGGAATAACTAAAATGGATATAGTACCTATTATAACAAAAGATAATCTTTCTAAGGAACAGATAGAATATCTGCAAAAGCAGCAAACAGAATATAAATTAGTTAATAAGATTAAGAAGAATCCGGGACATATTTTGTTCTCTTTTAATCGAAAAACAGGGGAAATCAAGAGGGCTTCTATTATACACAAGGTTGCTATTGGTTTGAATGGGCTTCCTGTAACCAAAACTGAAACGGTTATAGAACCTGATTGCTATTACGACCAAGCCTTAAATGAAAAGAATTTTAGAAAGAAATTGAAGAGAATTGGATTGTTAAATGTTTAAACAATTTGAAAACAAGTAACTATGGGATTTACAACACCGTGCTTTATACGCAAGAATACTGCTAATATTAGAAATAGATTAAAAGAACTTGGCTATTATTGTAATCCATATTTAGGTTGGAATAATCTATATACTTCTATATTTGGACCCACTTCAATTTATTCATTGGACGATGATGATATAAATGGTCTTAAAGAAATATATGATTTTATTGATTGCGGAACAAATGAAGAACTTTTCCTGGCTATCGCTGCATTAAGGGATGATAGTAACTACATGCAGTGGTTTATAACAGATTCCATTCTTAGCGTTTCTTATGACGATTCTATTGGTAACGATCATTATTTCACAGAACCAAAAGGCATTATGTTCTTTTGGGATGAAAATTGGGATAATGCAACTATTATTTCAGGACGTTATCACAAAGCTACCGTAGACGAATTGATTGAACATTTTAAAACAAAGGAGGAACAACTATGACCGAAGAACTTGTAACATTAGAAACTGCGAAGTTGCTGAAAGAGAAAGGGTTCAATGAGTATTGTAAAGATATTATTAAAGAAGACGATAATCGGATAATGCAATCTGTGTTCCGAACGAATAAGAATTTGCCAAAATTGTGTTATAGTCGTCCCACTCAATCCGTTGCACAAAAGTGGCTACGTGAAATAAGAGGTGTGTATGTATATGTAGAACCTGTTATTGGAAAAAGATGGACGCTTTCTTTTTGTGATTTCAATGTTCCAACAGAAGAAAGCGACTGGATGGAGAACGAAATAAACAAAGGGAATGGCTATAAAGTATATGTCACCTACGAAGAAGCACTGGAAGCAGGTTTACAGGAAGCATTAAAGCTAATATAGAATGAGCCTTGGGCGGCCTTGTAAAACCCATAGAAATGACGAAAAATGAAAAGAATAGTTACTGTCCAAGACATGATTGACGAACTAATGTTAGTTGTCAATAAGGATGCTGAAATAAATATCGTAATGAATACAGGAGATTATCAAACTGAATACATTCCTGATCTATATGATTTTTCTGTCATTGATTTTACTGATGTACATCCTGATGATGGAAACTCGGAAAATAAAGTGGTAATAGAAATGTTTCGTTAAAAGAGAAATAAATAACGCTCAAAACAGGGAAGAAATGAATACAACTTTTGAAAAATCGGCTAATAGTACCGATGAATGGTACACACCGAAAGAAATTATAGACGCATTGGGTGAATTTGATTTAGATCCATGTGCTCCGGTAGCCCCCCTTCTATAAAACAGCAAGTGTCATGTACAACAAAAATGACGATGGATTAAAACAGGAATGGAAAGGACGTGTTTGGTTGAACCCACCTTATTCCCGTCCTCTTATAGAATGTTTCGTTAAACGGATGGCAGAACATGGAAACGGCATTGCTTTACTTTTCAATCGTTGTGATTCAAAGATGTTTCAGGATGTGATATTCGAGAAGGCAACGGCAATGAAATTCTTGCGTAACCGAATCAGATTCTTCCGTCCCGACGGAACTCGTGGGGATTCTCCTGGCTGTGGCAGTATTCTCATCGCTTTTGGTGAGGATAATGCAGAAATATTGAGAAACTGTGATATTGCAGGTAAGTACGTTAGAATCAATTAGAATGACAAAAAAGATGAATAAGGAAGAATTTTTAGGCAAAAGATACGCCATTGATTTAAAGCTAAAAGAATTGAATGGAGAAAAAGAACAGTTGGAAAAGGAATACATTGAATCCAACCAAGTATTCCCTATTGGAAGCAAAGTCTGTATAACGGTCCCGGCTCATGAAAGGAACAATGAAAGGATATTGGTTCCAGAAGCGAAGAAGCTAGCCTATATTGCAGATTATGAGATTGATGATAACGGAGAGGTTGTCCCCTCTTTAAGACAGTTGGATTACAATGGGGGCATGTCAGCAATACCTTTATTTGTTAATTTAAAGAAGGCTATAATTGAAGGCATTAAGGAACAAATATGAATAAGATAGAAAAATTGGCAGGACAATATAATGCCGCCTTTACTTGTTTAACAGTAATAGAAAGTGAATTGACCAAAGAATGTCAGAAGTACGTTTCGTGGGATACCGTTCAAGTAAGCATTACTGGTGGCGGTGCTCCCATTGTAAAAGCAAGGAATGAGATAGATGCCGTTCCTTTGGAAGATTTTGTAGACCATGTTAATAAACATGGTAATATGACAGAATCCGCCTACGGACATTTGGCTTGTATTTGATTTAAAACAATAAAATTATGGCTATTATAGGAATTGACTTTGACGGAACGGTCGTGACACACGACTTTCCCAAAATCGGCAAGGACATAGGTGCCGTGCCTGTATTGAGAAAATTGGTTGATAACGGACACAAACTTATCCTTTTCACCATGAGAAGTGATATTGATGAGGTGACTTCCGATGATTACAACATACACAAACAGGGAGGAAAATATTTGTCGGAAGCCGTACAATGGTTTACGGACAACAACATTCCCCTGTTCGGTATAAACGAGAATCCTGAACAGCATACATGGACACTATCGCCCAAACCTTATTGTCACATATACATTGATGATGCGGCATTGGGATGTCCGTTGAGATATGATATAAACCTATCAAACAGAGGGTTTGTAAACTGGAATAGAGTGGAATCACTTTTAATAAAAAGGCAATTGATATGAACAATTTTAAATTATATATCGCCCGTGACGAAGGCAAATGGGATGAAGGTGTACAAACAACAGGGGAACTAAACCTGTTCTATGACACTCCAGAACTTCTGTTTGATGTGGGAAACTGGGTATCATACTGGGGAAATGCCCGTAAGATAGCACAGATTCCATCATACATGTATCCGCAAGTCAAGGATAAGGAGTGTTATGTTTTTGATGATATTAAGCCATACAAAGTTTTTAACCCATGATTTACTACAAGATAACCGACAAGGAAAGTGATTTGTACAAGAAACTGTATGAACAAAGAACAATGGAACTTGAAGTACATAAACAGAATCAAGTGATACTTGCAAAACTGATACCCTACAAATGGGATATCTATTCGGGACATCGTGACAACTCTTTCAGTAGGATTCCACGATACTTCGGATTCAAGTTTGAGAATCCCGAAGAGGTGGACATGAAAGTGTGGAAGCGTGATTCCAACCATCCCGAAATATTCATTCCTAACAAGAGAACGAAAGCAGGAAAGGAAATGCAAAAGGCGATTTCCAATCTCAAATGTTTCAGTTTCATGAAGATCATGGATATACTTGATATAAAGGACTATTGCGGACATTTTGCTATTCCCACCCTTGAAATAGCAGATGACACTGTTCTTGTATCAGTGGATGATAGACATAAACTCACGCAACAAGATGCGATAATGATAACAATGGACGAGTTCTTCAATATCCTTCGTTCGGCAGGATTTACCATAGAATAATTCATTATCTTTAAAATAAAAACACGTTATGGAAGTTAAGACAAAATTCAACATTGGCGATACCATCTACTTTATGTACGACAACAAGGTATGCAACTCGTCCGTCCGTTCGGTATCCGTATGGATAGGAAAGGAATCAACGGATATCAAATATTACATAGACCGGGATAAGGGCAGAATACCGATAACAGAAGATGAGTCCTACGCTACCAAAGAAGAACTGATTGCATCCCTGTAAAAATGAGGGTATTTTCTTATCTTTGAGCAATAGAAAGATATTTTATCTCTAATTGCGCAATGGAAGATAAGAATAAAAAATTAATCAGAATCAATGACTGTGGCCCCTATTTCCTGGGGGATGGCGGTAACATTTATGACACCACCATATTCAAGCAATTTTTTGAATCGGATGATTCACGTGTGCTTGGATGGGCGGAGAACGTATATGACAAGCTGGAGAATGCCAACATTCTTCCGGCTTTCATACGTAAAAAGGATAATGAGGATTTCCGCGCATTATGGTTTACCGTGGCGAAAATGTTTGCCTTCATAACCATATATGCACGGCAATTCAATGAGATTGGCACGAACAAGATCCTGTTTGAAGCGTTTATCAATAACAAGGGTCTTGTTACCAATCTTGTCGATTCACAGGAACAGATGGAATACCTGTTCAACAACTACCTGGAAGAATATGCCAAGCGTGGCAAACTCGATATTGTCGGCATGTCGGGCGATATTCTCGGTGAGTTCCTGCGTCTTATACGATATTCCGACAAGGACGAGTTCATATTCGCTTTATTGCAGCCCGAAAACACGGGATGGTGTCTTGGATGGTCCTCTCCTACATGGGAGAAAACGCAGCTTGTCGCAAACGTCACCAAGGCATACGAGTTCACAAAGGATATTGTAGATATATCCAAATATCCGCTTCTTGGAAGCAGCTTCGTATATCCTGTACAGGACCGTGACGGGAACGATGATATTGTAAACGGTATCACATTTACAGGGCAGCAGCCTGTCGGCATAGACGGAACACAGGACCCGTCCAAACTGATTGTGGTTGACCCGAACCTTTCCTACGAAATAAGTTTCTTTCTGAAAAAGGCTTCCGATGCACCGTCACTTGTCAAATTCGGTGTTGTGGGGTATAATGAGGACAAGACACAGACGTTCGAGATGCAGGTCATGGAAAACGGTGGATGGGCCGCACAGGGAAGCAATATGTTCCATACGGATGAATACCTTGAACTTCCCAATGACAACATGTATTATTATATACGTGGAATCCTTTTCTCTACAAACGAAAGATATTACAACGCTCCTGCACTTACGTTCCCTTCGGGAAGGGCACTGTCGCTTCCGTCGGATGTAAGATACATAGCCGTACAGATTATCCAGGAACGTTCATCCGTTGACGACACCTATGTATATCTGTATGATTTCAAGGTAAAGCCATTATATCTTCCTTTCTCACAGGGGTATTTTGGTGAAAAAAATATCATAGCGACTTATTTCAAGAACAACTCCTATCAGTCAAAGGATTCTCTTGACGAATATACCAAGAACTTCCTTGTATCGTACAAGAACGTATTAGGAAGTGAGATAATCCCGTTCTATGAAGGAGAGAAGGTCTACAATATCTGTTTCAAGGTATTCTCAACCAAGTACATCTACTTACAGGATGCCACGATAGACATATTCGGTCAGTCATTCAAGACGGATGTAAACGGTGAGTGTGTTGTACAACTTCCCAAAGGTGAGTTCGTATATACGGTAACAGCCAAGGAAGAACAGTTCCAGCCCTATAACTCCGTTCTTAATGTCAATCAGGACACGGTACAGTACGTTCAGATATTGGGCGATTCATTCCAATGGACGGTGACATTCCAGGTAACGGGTGTTGATGATGTCCCGTTACAGGGTGCTGCCATCACCATGAACAATCAGACACAGATAACAAGTGCAAGAGGTATCGCATTTTTCAATGTATTCAAGGGCGATTACTCCTACAAGGTATCGGCAGACGGTTACTATGATTTGGAGAAGAATATCAATGTACAGGCCGACACGTTGGAAAACGTACAAATGGAGGAAGTTCCATACAAGAACGTTTCATTCCGTGTGCGTGATGGCGTTGAACCTGTTGTGGGTGCCACCGTTGTTGTGAATGTGGAGAATGTGGATCAGACAGAAACAACCAATGTAACGGGTGTTGCAACAGGATTTGTAATGAAGCCCGGCACATATTCCTATGTCATATCCAAATCGGGATACATAACCCAAAGAGCCGAGTTTACCATACAGGACAATGCGGTCATTGATGTTAACATGCAGAAGGTTCCCAAATACAACGTTACATTCAATGTAACCTACAATAACCTTCCGCTTGAAAATGCCTTTGTCACATTCAATAACGTAACGCTTAGTACAAACAAGCAAGGGCAGGTTACGTTCTCAGAAATAAACGGTACATACAACTACACCGTTTCCAAGGATGATTTCATTGACGAAACAGGACAGGTTACCGTCAATAATGCCGATACTTCGAAGACGATTGCCATACAGCCTAAAATGTACAACCTTTCATTCCATGTCGTGAATGGCGTGAATCCCGTTGTAGGTGCATCCATCATGGTAGGAACGGAAACAAAAGTAACGGATGATAAGGGGGATGCCGTATTCGTTCGTCCATCTGCAACATACAACTGGACCATTACCGCTCCGGGAATGTACAAAAAACAGGGATTCACTACCGTAAACAAGAAAGATACGCTTGAAACGGTTGACATGATGTTCATTACCTATGATGTCACATTCGTGGTACGTTCAGCAGGACAGCCGTTAAGAGGTGCTTCCGTAATACTTGATTCACAGGAACTTGTAACGAATACCAACGGGCAGGTTATATTCAACAAACGTGCAGGAGAATATGAATATTCGGTATCTGCGGAAGGATTTACAGGACAGGACGGAATGATAACCGTTACAAATGCCAATGTACAGCAGAATATCGAACTTACCATGATAACAGGTGATCTTACTGTCAAGGTGGTAAACGAAAACAATATTGCCATTCCCAATGCAACCGTTACAGTCAACAATGAAACCAAATCAACCAATGTAGAGGGTGTTGCAGGGATATGGACACTTCCACCCAAGCAATACAACTATGTTGTTACAGCACCTGACTATGACGACAAATCGGGAGTTGTGACCGTATCAAAGGATGGAACGGATCTTACCGTACAAATGAAACTCTCCGTTGCTCCTACCTATGACATTACATTCAACGTATATTCATCGGGAGCATCCATATCCAATGCACAGATATACATAGAAGAAGAACTTGTTGCCATCACCAATTCATCGGGTAATGCCATGATAAAGCGTGAAGCAGGGCAATATACCTATCGTGTGGTTGCAGACTATTTTGAGCCTTATTCGGGAACGATAACCGTTGTGACCCCACAACAGGTCAACGTGAACCTTATCCGTCTTACATCCACCGTAAAATTCGTTGTAAAGGATATTGATACATCAGACTTCATCGCCAATGCCGTTGTATTGTTCAACAATGAGGTTCAGAACACTAATTCATCGGGAGAAGCTACGTTCCTGAATGTCGTACAAGGACAATCTTTAAGTTATGTAATTACAAAACTTCCTCCGTACAAGAATGCACAGGGCACTATCCTTGTAAACGAGATGAAAATGACAAAAGAGGTTTACATGGGTGAGATAACCTATTCCACATTCTTCAATATCAAGGACCCGTCGGGAAATGCAATGAAGAATGTTTCGTGTCAGATAGGAAGTTTCAGTGCCATAACAGGTGAGGACGGTACTGCGGTAATTGAAGGATTAAAGAACGGCAATTATGAATACAAATGCTTTACCAACGGTTATGAATCGCTTTCGGGAGAGGTTGTCGTATTCAATCAGAACGCTTATCTCAACCTTATCATGTACAAATTGAAGGCAAACATCCTTGTTACCGTCAATGATACTCTCGGGCAGCCTGTATCGGGTGCTTCCGTTACATCGGGAGATATTCATGGTGTAACGGACAGTGCAGGACGTACCACGTTGAGCGTTGATGAGGGTACATATACGTTCATTGTATCGCAAGACAGTTTCCTTGACGAAACGTTCAACATAACCGTCGGCTCCGGCGATGCAGTGGAACAGACGGTGACATTCCAGGACTGTTGTTCCATTGATATACAGTTGTTGCAGCCCGGACGTATCACACTTCCTATTCGTGACAATTTTTCGGGAACATCGGGAGCGTTAAGGGTAAAATGGGGTGATGGGTCAACAACATCAGCCATATCATACCATGACTATGCAGAGAACGGTGTATACCGTATTGTTTTCAATTACAACAATACGGACAACGTTCTTTACTGGTCATCTGATTTTTATGCGAACGCATTGTTCAAATCCTCACTTCTTCGTGTTGTATCATGGTTTTTATCCAAGTCTACTGTCATGGAGAAAGGCGGATTCAAGGATTGCACCGCACTTATGAGCCAACAGAAGTGGAACCGTTTCAATATCCGTGGTACTGCGGAAGAAATGTATATGGGATGTACGGCCCTTACAGGATATCCGGCAGGAAACCTTGGGTTTGCAACCTCATGCAAGCGTATATTCCGTGAATCAGGGATGGCTTCTACCGTAAACCTTAGTGACGTGTTCCAGGATGTGACAGCTTCCGATTTTTCAGAAGCATTCTACGGATGTAACATAATAGGGCTGACAGGTTCGTTTCCACAAACAATATCCCTCTGCATAAGTGTCTTTGAAAGCTGCCTTTCACTTGTCAACGTTGCAGTGGATATATTTGCAGGATGTAAGCCTTCAATCGTTACAAGGGCCTTTGCCCTTTCCCGTGTTGAAAGTACGGTAAGCATGAATATAGCGACATCGGGTGACGCTTCCTATTGTTATTACGGATGTACTTCACTTTCCCGTATGGTGACACGTACCATTTCATCCACGGGAAACGTAAATCTTGCGCATATATTCGACAGTTGCCCGTCACTTGTGTCAACTGTGAACGTAGAGATATTCGATTGTTCCACAACCAATTTCTCCTATGCGTTCTATGGATGTACCAGACTGAACAGTCTTGAAAACATCATACCGTTACAGGGGGTTACAGGAACGGCCGATTACGCATTCTCTCTTACAGGCATCGTTACCATACCGTACAACATATTCACGGGAATATTAGGTAAGGATACGCTTCCCGTAACGTTTGCACATGGGTTTGAGGGATGCAGTGTCCTTACCTATATAGGAGGAAGTGACATTGATAACAACGACTGGACACGCTCACCGTTCTATAATACGAATATTACGGATATGAGTTACTGTTTCCGTAACTGTACGATTCTCAAACAGAATCCCATGATGTTCAACGCTTCCGACAGTGTGGAGGATCATTCCTATCTTGGTATGCCGATATGGACCTGTACCAAATGGGATTACGCTTTTGAGGGATGTACGGTATTTGGTGACAATATAAACCCCTCTCCTACACTTAGAATAGAAGGAGCGGAATACAAGATGTGGAACATACACAATATACAGGGCAGTCATGCGCCCACAGAAGCGGTGGGATGCTTCCGTAACTGTGCAGCACTTACAGACTTCTCTGTGATACCGTCAACTTGGAAATAAACAACTAAAACGTATCAGAATATGAACAGAATCAATTTCAACAGAAACATTTTCCTTGAAAAGGAGGAACTTGTAAACTTCCAAAAATTCCTCATGGGAACACCCATGTTCAAGGCGTTGCTCACCGCAACGGCATCATTCGGACTTGTGACAAACAACCCGTCAAAATTTGATGCGGACCTACCTTCTGCGGGCATTAAGGTAAATGACCCGTTCCTGGTGGAGAAAGGCTCGCAAACAGGTACATTGAAGGTAAATTCGGGAATGGCGGTTGACCCGTCAGGAAACATCATTAACCTTGAATCCTTTGTTGACAATATATCCATTCCAAGTGACGGCAACTATTATTGGTTGGCCGTAAAATACGTGGAGCGTAACTTTGAGGACGGATATGTGTCTATAAATCAGAAAGGTGCCGTTACGGGAACAGTTGATTTCAGTGGTAAGGTAAGAGGACAGTCTGGCAAGACACCCGTGTCCATACGGTTTGTCAAGGATGATGGTTCAGAACCGTTGAACAAGGGTACATACGAGATTGTGCAGATTGTGGATTCAAACAACCTTATTCTCACATCCAACATCACGTTTGAAGCGGAAACCAACCTGCGTGTGATAGTGTTGGGTACATTGCCGCTTGGAAAGGTGTTCACGGATGATCAGTTGAACGGTCTGTACACCTATTCACACTATCAGTTCGACATGATACGGGAGGAAGAAACATCGGTTGCTCCTGCAAAGGATGATAATCAGTTCTTTATTTCACGTGTCAAGAACGCTTCGGGAGTTGTTACGATAGACAATTCAATCCAACGTGAATACTGGACATTGGCCAATTTCATTTCACAGAACAAAGGATAGGAGGTTGACATGAAACTCTATTATACCACAACTGAAAAAAGTATGGCGGAGCAACAGAATCCGTCAAAATCACTCGGAGGATATCAATCGTCCTCCGAAGTATTGAATGACGTGATGGGAAACCTGTTTTCCGATATATCACTCAATATGATGAAAGACGGTAAATCCACGTTCCGGGCCATTGTCCTTGTGAATGATTCGGATGCCGAATTGAAGAATGTTACATTATGGTTTTCCAATGGCAGCGATAACAAGGAAGCACCCGTACAGGGATTGTTCTTCATAGGGGCTGTCGAGATGTACAAGAATGAAAAGGACGAATGGATAACATCATCCATCCCCAATGAATCATCCCGTCCTTACAGCATCAGCTTCTCGGAAGCGACAGAGGAGTATCCTGTTACGATAGGTGATTTGCCGTCAGATGCTCATGTATGCCTGTGGATAGAAAGGAAGATTGACAAGGAAGCATGTAAGACCGATTACGATACGGTTGCCGAACAGATTCCCGAAAATCCCCACAGATGGAGAGAGGTTGAAAAGGAAACCGAAGAAAAGATTGAACTGAACATTACTTGGGATGATTAAATAACACCTTTTCTTTCATTTCCATGTCCCGGCATTGATTCATGTATTGGATTGTGCCGGGCTTTTTATTTCGGCAATTACCTATTGAAAACCAATGAATTGTACGTGAAATAGGAGGTGATTTTTAAACACCCAAAATGTCAATTTTCTCTATATAATGGTATGAACTTACACCAATGTCCGCACTGGACATTTTCAGTGCCAAGCCCTGAAACTTGCGACATTCATACGGTGTAAGTTCATTACCGTTTTACAGGAAAACGGAAGGTAGAACCTTAAACCTGTTTCCGTATAGACGGAATAGGAACTTCGGTTTTTGGTAATAGGGCTTACTCCTATTGCATACAATATAATATAGGTATAGGATGGATGATGGAGATCCTCCTACTGAATAACGATAAAAAGAAGAATAAAAAGAATTTTCTCCGTGTCGCCCGACACGTCCAGTTTTCTTGTAACTCCAAATATAACCCAGCGAAATACGTATGTTAAAAAATCGTAGAGTTTTCGTTTGAAGGTGGACTGCATTTGGAAACATGGGTTGAATAGTGTATCTTTGCAGTGAAAGATAACGCATATTAGTTTTTTTTGAATATACAAAGAAAAGAGAATTGCTTGTGAAAGTCGTTCTCTTTTTTTATTTTTGCATTCAGAAATTCAAAAATAACTAATATGAAAAAGATTAATATAACATATCATTTTTTTTTAGTAACAAACTTCTTCCTAACTTACCCAACAAGGAAGGGTAATAAAGGAAATTCAAATAACTACCTAACACGCGATTACTTCTATGGTAATCGTTCCTGCCTGGAAGATTCAATCAAAGCATATACTCAACTTGGGAACCGTGCCATAAAAGATACCGTCAAATGGTTTTTGGATCGTGGTCTTATTGAACGCATGGAAAGTGAAAGAACAGGTAAATATTTCCATATAAACATCAGTAAAATACATAATTTGTGCGATAAATTATTTGAAAATAGTGCATATATATTGGTTCACACTCCTATTGATAAGGCTTTTGTAAGATATACGGCTGTCTGTGGGGCAAGTGAGTTTAGTGTGATAGATTGGTTTTTCTATCTGTGGATCCTTAGAAAAGATAATTTCCTAAAAAGCGAAAAGAATGTCAAGGGGTATGCCGGATTCTACATGTCACCGAAAACCATAGCAAGACAAATGAGAAATGAAGGTCTTGTGTGGGTAACTGATTCAATCATAAAGTATTTCTTTGAAAAAATGGAGAAGTTTGCAGATGGTGAATTTTACCGTGAATCAATTGGAAGGCAATATTCTCGCCAATGGTATAAGACAATCGAGAAATATCCCGCACATAAATTTAGAGAGATTCATGGAAATAAGATGATAACCAATATTCCTTCTAAAAAATTCATGCTATCATTGATTTATAAAAAGACACGGCAAGGTGATTCCCGTAAGGGCGACATTGCATTACAGAAAAGCAAGGGTGTCAGTTGTAAGGAAAACAAACTTGTAAATCGTCATACAAAATTATGTAAATTACTGAAAACCAAAAACTTGTCTGATATAAAGGATTCCACTGATTACTATTGGAAAGTGTTGAGTGCTCCTTCCTATCGTATGAAAAAGAAAAAGGTTTTTTTGGAAAGGAGCCTTGATATACTTGAATCCCGTTACGAACGTAAACAGGAGGAAAGACTTGCTGAAATGCTTGAAAATCATTCTTATGCAGACAAGTTCTTCGGTTTAAGCAAGTTCAAATTCAAGCTAAAGTATCGCAACTACTATACAGGAAAAGAGGAAGTTTATACCGTATTCAAGGATGATGACGGTATTCTGAAAGAAACGTTCTCCGATGCAAGATGTATCGGGCGCAGACACTATAAAATCATAGACGGTAGACGTGTCCTGGTACGAAAGGTATTTAAATGTGATGTATCGGGTGGCTATATCATAGATAGGGAGGAATACATATCCCGTTCCGTTCTGAATGACTTTAAATTCGTTCACTATACACTTTATGGAAAGAAAAAGAATAGGGCAACGTATAATTTTGAGAAGGAGTTTGTGGCATGATTTCAATAGAGGATTTCAAAAAGATAACCGAATACCTGTTTGAATGGTGTTCCCCCACGGGATTCAGCAAGGAATGGTCACGCAAGGAAGATGAAAGAATAGAGAAGTTTCTGGGAACGTGCAATATTGACAGCACGGTTCTTTTATTCGAGTTCATGTCATGGGTGTTCCTAGAGAGGAACAGAATAAGGAGAGGAAGTTTACCCTCTATTACACACCTTACAGGAGTAAGAGCTGCACAAAGATATTTTGCCGATACGGAAGAAGCAAGGAAAATAAGGTACTTCAATCAAAAGGATATATATAAGAGAGGATGGGTCAATCCTATAAGGGAAATATCTGAAAATGTGTTCAACAAGGAGTATTTCAAAAAACTTAGAGATAGATTCCGTTCAACAGGAAGGCTTGCTCTATGTGCCGAATATTTGCCGTATATATTTGATTCAAAGGATTGTAGGGGGTGTGAACTTGCAAGTATCTGCCAAAAGATGTTGTAAAACATAAAAGTGTTTTTATAAAAAAGTGCTTAGTTTTTATGGGATTCTCAAAATGAATCCCTATTTTTGTTTCCGAATTAAAAACTTATAGTTATGGAAACATTTAATCAATCGGTAAAATTTGTGAATCCCGTGGATGATTTTCCTGCAATGGCGGAGGAATTGTACGGCCTTAATTTCATGGGAGAAGTTAATGTAGGAAACATAGAGGTATTTTGCGTGAACCACGAATGTGAATCTCTTCTTTTTCATTTGACAAATTATGTAAGACTTGATGATAGGTCTATTACATATGATATAGTTCAGTCTTTACCCCATGTGGTATGTTCATATAATGAAGATCACTTTGTTGTGGCAGCCATTCCTAGCATACATGCCATGGTAAAGAACAATATGACATTACGAGAATTTTGCAGAATGAATGCGTGTACCGTTCCTTCCGATAAGAATATAAAGCGATACACGTTCCGTGTGCAGGCTGATCCTGAAACGCTTTATTTCCTTTACCGTCTTGTTGGGTTTTCAATTGGAGCAGGAGAGATAATGAAAAAACCGTTCCTGTGCGAGTATGTGACCCTTAACGGGTTGCAGATAAGGGATCTTCAACTTTCATACGAGAGAGGGTTCTATGTTTCTTCTTTCAATTTAGAGAACATTATTCTGAAAATGAATGAAATCGTTTTCGGGAACGGTGAACGTGTGGAATGGGAAGAATAACAAAAGAAGTCCGTCCGTGCAAGTCTTGTGGCGATTCCTATCTGATATATGATCATAACAAATGGCTGTGCCGGGATTGTGCAAGAAAGAGGAAGCAGGACAGAGTAAGGGAACTTTCTGGAAGAAGTGATTTTAATGACCTTAGAGATGTTTTCAGAGAGATATGGAATGAACGTCCACACTATTGTCAAAACTGTGGGAAATGGCTAGGAAACGAGCCGAAAGCCATATTTTTCAGTCATATAAAGTCACGTGGCGCACATCCCGAACTTGCATACGAAAAATCAAACATATTGTTATATTGCTCTGAATGTCACCATAGGTGGGATTTTGGAGATAGGACGGAAATGAAAGGAAATAAGGAATGAACAGTGTAATAGGAAGAATATATGCAGGATATCCCATAAACAAATTACCCGATAGGGATATATGGCAGTACGTTATTGAATATGAAAACAGTTATGGGAAACTGTCAAAGATGTTTGTGTCACAGAAAGGTTCTTATCCCGAAGATACACATCATCCTATAAGATTCAGATTCGATTTGGTAATAGAAGCAATTCCCAAACAGAACCCTAGTGAATTTGGTCCACGGCATTTCACAAACGTTTATGTGACAAATGCGGTGCCGTTGTATAGTATAGAAGAGATTGAATATGAAAAGCGGTTTATTGAATCAAGAAAGTCATGAAATACATATTAGTAAGATTGGAGAATAACAATCAGCCTAAATGGAAACCTAAAGAGGTAAGGAAACTTAGGGTGATACGGGAAACGGAAGAGTTTTATGTGGTGGACGATGGAGAACCAGAACCCTCCCTATATTCAAAATCAATTGTCAAACTCGAAAATGTAATAGAGGAATGAGAATCAGAATACCAATGGTGTCACCCGATTTGAGTAATTGGGAGGACCCGAAGAAAAGACAGACAATAGTGATGAAAGTAATCGGAACAACCGAAGATGCCTTCTTAGTGATAGACGGATGGGATAACGAAACGTATCATTATCCCAAAGACATGGTATCGGAAGGTGATATCATCTTGGAGGAAGGAGATGAGTATGGAACCGTTTGAGATTCTTGAAAAACTTAGGGATGTACTTGATTCATACAATTGCGAAACGGTCGTAAAGGCCCTGGACGATTACTTTGAAACAGGGAACACGGATGGATTAGAAGAGAAGATAGATGATTTGATAAAGACAACTTCCATACACAAGTTTTTCTATTCATTCCAAACACGTGATGGAGAGTACACAATCAAGAAACGTCTTATTGAAGCATTCATAAAACGACTTGACGAAAGCGGCAATCCTATTATTGAAATAAATCCGATAGAGGATTCCGCGGCACAGTTCAAAAACAATCCTATCAAGAATCTTGTGATGATATACAGCAATGAAGAATCAAGGGATTGTGAGTATGAGAAATTAAAGATAATGATGTTATAAACATGAAAAGAGTATTAGTATTAGAAAAAGCAACCACATCGGGAATCGTTCAGTATTTGAACGAGAACTTTACAAAGAAGAACGGGCAGGAATTTAACCGTAATGACCTTACATGGTTTATCAAGGACGGACGTTTGCCACGATACCTTGGTAATTTCGAGATAGTAAAGAACAATGAAAACAAATACTGCACACTGAATGTATATGACATTTGGCAGATAATTGAAGAGGATTAATTATGCAAACAGCACAGAAATATGTAATTTTTTTTGATATTGAGTCAGGGGGTATTCCGTCAAAAGATAAACTTGCTTTCTATGATGTTCCCCTTATAGAAATATCATTCGTGGTAGTTGATATGTTGAAACTGGAAATAGTGGATAAGGTGGAAATCACATTCCCGTATATGTATTTTGACAACCTGGAATATTCCATGCAGGCGCAGGAAGTTCATGGTATCACTCCTGAAATGCAAAAATCAAAGGCTGTCACATTGAAGGAAGCGCATAAACAGATGAAAGACATGTTTGCCAAATACAAGAATCCTAGATTGAAATGTACGTTATGCGGACACAATTCGGTAGGATTTGATACTCCGTTCCTAAAAAATTTCTTTGAACACATGAATGACAATTTGGACAATTACGTATTGTTCAACGTAGATACAATGATGTTGGCGCAATGGGCAGCTTTGGAACAGGAAAACTACAAATTGGGAACATGTACCAATTTGTATGGAATAGAACTTGTGGACGCTCACCGTGCTTCTACCGATACGGAAGCGACAGCGAAATTGGGAATTGAGTTTATCAAGAAGTTACGTGGAGAAGGTGCTTCCGTTTCGGAAGGAGGAAAGAAAATCCGTTATCGTGAATCGTTTCAAATTGAAAAATAATGAATGTACTAAGTTTGTTTGATGGAATGTCGGGAGGTCAAATTGCACTTACCGAACTTGATATTCCAATAGATAAATACTATGCTTCGGAGATTGACAAATATGCCATGCAGTTTACCATACAGAACTTTCCTGATACGATACAGGTAGGTGACGTAAGGGAACTTGATATAAACAAACTCGATAAGATAGATTTGTTAATCGGAGGAAGCCCGTGTCAGTCATTGTCTATGGCCGGGAAAAGAAAAGGTCTTTCAACAAAGGAGGGGATAGAGATTTTCGATTTGGAAATGTACCTTGAACTGAAAGAAAACGGTTTTGAATTTGAAGGACAATCCTATTTGTTTTGGGAATACATTCGTATTTATAACGATCTTCTTGAACGTGGTGACAATCCTAAATTCTTTCTTGAAAATGTAGAGATGGGAAAGAAGTGGGAGAGCGTGTTCAATGATATATTGGGAAGAAAGGGTATTCATATCAATTCCGCACTTGTATCGGCACAAAACAGAAGGCGCATATACTGGACGGATATCCATGACGATATTCCACAGCCGGAAGATAGGGGTATATTGTTAAGGGATATTCTTGAAGAAGAGGTTGATGAAAAATATTTCTTGTCTGACAAGATGATTGAATGCTTGAAGGGCAGGGTAAAGACGGATAATGATCCGATATGTGTTGCGATGCCAGCCTGCCTTACTCCAAGAAGAACCGAATATGGAAAACAGATAAGAAAGGAATATGAAGCCGGGATTGTAAAGGAACAGAGAAAGAACATCCAGCAGCTTGAACCTAGGGAAGATAGAAAAACCAATTGCCTTACAACCGTACAAAAGGATAATCTGATAATTGTTTCGGGAACGATACGTACATTTAGAGGAAAACATTTCCGTGAAATAAAATCGGGCAAATCATGCACACTGATGGCAAGGGCTAGAAATGACGGAAACGCACAACCATGCGTTATAATTGGTACCCTAATATTGCCGATATTACAATTCCAAACAAATATATAAAGAAAAATATACGCAGTATAGACGATAAGGCTCATACATTACTTGCTACATCACACAAGGGAGCAATGGTAAACGGTATGACGCTAGTTGATAACGGTAATTTTCGTATTCGTAGGCTTACCCCAACCGAGTGTGCACGGCTTCAAACCGTTCCCGAATGGTATGTATGGGATGGAATATCCGACACACAGCGTTACAAGATGTTAGGTAACGGGTGGAATATAGAAACAATAAAACATATCTTTAAATATATTGAAAAATGAACGTATTGAGTTTATGTGACGGGATAGCTTGCGGACGTATCGCACTAGAGAGAATGGGATATAGAGTAGACAAGTATTATGCAAGCGAAATAAACGAACCGTTTATCAAGGTTGCACTGGATAATTACTCCGATATAATTGAATTGGGTGATATAAAAAATTGGAAAGAATGGGATATAGAGT